GTGTAAAGACTGATTTTAAGGGAATTACACCTCTTGAAATTGGTGTAAAACTCGCACCAGTAATCTCGCTTGTCCAGACCGGTTCTTTCCGCGAAGCTAAGCAGGTTCTTCAGTCAATGGAAACGGATCCGTTCTTAACAGAAGAACGTATGGCTAAATATATTGCCATGATGGATGCTGCAGATGCTATTGAATATGCGACTGAAGAAGATTTCTTCTATACTGCGTCTACTGAGGTATAAATAAAATATGGAATTAGAAAACGCTTTACAACTTCTTAAAGAACATCACTTCGTAGCCGAAAAACCAACGTTGAACGAATCTGATTTACGATTCGACAGCATGGACCAATTTATCGACTTTACGAAGGCTAAGGGTTATTACCAAAACCAAGTTAAGATTGGTACTATTAATACTGTACTTTCCGAAAAGGACCTTAAGACCGCAGGAGATGACATCGGTGGCCTTATTATTAAGCACTACTGCAAAGACTATGAGACATCGAAAAAAGAGCTCCAGGAAGCATGGAATCTAGGCTGGACAGTAGAAGATCCTGACGGTTACATAGAAGATGACTTTAAAGGTGCAAAGAATATTGACGAATGTGTAGAAGTATTCCGCAAGGCGGCAATTATGCACGCATTCTTGAATAATTTTTAAGGAGAAAATATGAATTTAACAGAAGCAAAAGCAATTTTAAAAGAAAATGATTATGTCGTTGAGGAAAATAAACGCGAAACCTGGCGAGACTATCTCGATATATATGAAGATACTCATCCGAAGGCAACTTTCTTCGCAATTAATGATATGATTAAAGACCTTGCTACGGAATGTGACCCAGATTGGCGTGACCATTACTCAGAACCAGAATATGCTATCGATTTGAGTTTTGACGACATCGTAGCACGCTGGGGCGAGCCAGAAAATCTCGACTAATAGAAAATATTTAATAAAATAAAAACCGGATTATTTTCCGGTTTTTTCTTTTTTCCAGTATTTATCAGCCTTCCGATTTCTGGTTGGCTCATTTTCCATTTCTTTTAGCTTTTGCTCTGCGTAATCGTCGAAATTTATAAATTCACGTCTAATAAGTTCGATGCGATAGCCATTATTTTCCAAGATCTGTGTAGCTTCTTTAAGTTGCATATTATTCACCTATTGGCTTACTCCAACGTTCCAAATTATAATCACGCATAGCTTTAATCCCTGCAAGCTGTGTTCGCTGTTCCTGAGTCAATAGACGTTGGTTTCTACTTCCGCGGAACTTAAGAGTCAAATCACGTTCTTCCTGGATAAACGGACCGTCAACAAGAATATCGGTCATACCGAGAATCTTATCCGTCACTCCTTCCACATAACGCTTTCCGCCCTTAATAAGGTCCTTATCGAAAATATAGCCGGTGAACATCCAGACATTCTTAGTCGGGAACTTTTTCTTAAACTTAGTCAAGAAAGATACAAGCGTATTCTGATTACTGATTTCGAACGGTTCCCCGCCGACAATCGTCAAACCTGAAATATAATCTTTCTTACAAGCTTCAAAAATTTCGTTTTCTGCAATCTCGTCAAATTCCTTACCGTAGTCATAATTCCACGTCTCAGGATTAAAACAACCCTTGCAATGATTCTCACAACCGGAAACAAACAACGTAACCCTGCATCCGGTACCGTCGACAATACTCATAGGATCTATCTTTGAATAATTCATTTCTTTTCCTTATCGTATTTGAGTTTAAGACCTAATAGAATAAATATCAGAATCGTGGCCGAAGTATAATTGACATACTGCGGATATTGCCACATCCCGCTGATATAATTCGTATAAAAAATATATCCGGCACTGCACAAATTCCCGATGATAGAAAGAATAATAAAGAAAATACTAATATCACCGGTCGATTTTGTCTTATATGCCTTGATTACTTGCGGCAATGAACAGATGGCGAATGCACCAGCGCCCATAAATCCACAAATTAACATTAAAGTGTCTAACATTGATTACCTTTAAATTAAAAGATAGAAAAATCATACGGTTTTGTTTTAACCGTATGATTTTATTTCTGTTATTTCATTAAATATTTACTCTATCCTTCAATTCCGCTAATTTACCATCGTTCCAGGACTTGGTAATAGACTTCTTCGGACTTCCAGTCAAGTAACCAGTGATTCGGCGAACACGAATAATCTCGTCTTCATTCTTGTTTCCACAACAAGGACACTCGTTATCGATAATGCCATGGAAGTGGCACTTCATACAGGTGTCGCTGTCGAAAGTACAAGTGAAGTAACCAAGGTCACCTTCGTACATGGCGTCGATTGTAGCCTTGACCGCATCAAGATTCTTAGACAAGTCACCATTCAACTTGTAGTAGAAAATATGACCAGCGTTCGTAATCTTGTGGAACGGAGCTTCCATCTTGATTTTGTTATCAAGAGAAGTTTCCAAGGAATAATCGAGCATGTGACTGTTGGTGTAATAGCCCTTACCAAATACACGCTGCAAATCGACGTCTGCAAGCTTCTTGTTATTCTGATAAAGGTTCTTATCGATATTGGCAAAACGACCAGCAACAGCTTCAGCCGGAGTAGCGAAACAGCTCCAGTTAAGGTGTGTTTCCTTCTGGGTCTTGTCCACGAATTCACGGATAGTCTTGACAATAGAGAATGCGTAGCTATCGATGTCATGGTCGACACCATAGGTCTTTCCAGTCAAGAGCAACATGGTTTCTGCGAGACCGACATAACCGATAGATAACGAAGCCTGTTTAAGGACTTCACCAATCTTATCGGTAACGGCATGCGGCTTATCGTCAGAAGTCAAATAAAGACCCTGTTGCATGGTAAACGGGAAATTCTCGTATGTCTTGTTGGAAATCAAAGCGAAACGATCAAGCAAGCTTTCCTTGGTATCTTCGAGCATATCTGCAAGCTTCTTGAAGAAGATTTGCTTACGTGCTTCAAGATCCTTGGCTTCGATATGAGCTTCGATAGCAAGGCGAGGCAAGTTAATCGTATGGAAAGCAAAGTTTCCACGACCAGTCGTCTGTTCAACACCGTTAACGTTTCCAAGAACACGAGTACGACAACCCATGGCAGAAACAGTCGTATTGATAATGAGCTGACGTGCCTTGATTGTATTTTCTGTATATTCTGTAATATCCCAGTAATCACCAACCTGTTCCGGATTTTCTACCTGATAAACAATGTTGTCGAACTTCTGAGGTTCCAACTTGGCGCCTTCGAGAATCGGGAACGTGAAAGCTGTATTGCTACCACGATACTTCAAAGTAACCTTTCCGTCAACGGCAAGTTCGTCGAGCGTGAATTCCTTTTCATTATACTTCACATACGGCTTATTGAAAGAACTGTCGACCGATACGAAGTTCGGATAGAAACGACGAGCCAAGCACTTGATTGATTCAAGATACAAGTCATAGTTCGGGTCACCAGGATCCTTAGAATATCCCTTCATCAACTTGAAAATCAAAATCGGGAAAATAGCGGTCAAACCGTCACCGAGACCTTCATACTGGGACTTGATAAGGTTCTTACTTACCATACGGCCACAGTTGGAAATATCGAGACCGAAGTTCAACGAACTAAACGGGACCTGGTTTCCAGAGCGAGACTGAAGAGAATTCAAGTTACCGATAAGACCTTCCATGGCCTGATGAGTATCGTCATCGGTAATGGAGATTGCGTTTTCTACGCAAATCTTCGGGAACTTCGCATAGAGCATTTCAACTGGCCAGTTCATGGAAACGTTGTCGACTTCGCCGATGTCAATGTCTTCATGGTCCGGATTATATTCGAGGTAACGGTTGAGTTCATTCTTAAGATTCTTCTTAAAAGAAATATCTACGAACGGTGCCAAATCATAGTCGAGGTTATCGTCTGCGATACCACCATATTGCTGGTTGGACTGGAGCTGAAGAATAACAGCAGTCAGAGCAGCAGCAGTTTGGATAGACTTCGGAGAACGAAGATAACCCGTACCAGAATCGAAACCGGTACGTAACAATTTTCCTACAGGGGCAAAAAGACAGTTAAATGTCAAATTGTACTGGTTGAGGTCATGAATATGCAAATGACCGTCTTTATGTTCCTGGGCATACTTACGATTAATGTTATTCAAGAGGTTATACATCTTGTTAGTTTCAGACGCAATCTTTCCGTAAGTACCTGCTGGGGTAGCGCCGGATTCATTGGCGTTGTCACGCAAAATGTTGGAACTCTTAATATCAGATTCAGTAATTTCCTTGATTGTTTTAATAATCTCGGATTTAGTTTCACGCGCACGAGTACGATCATCTCTAAATAAAATAAATGCCTTGGCAACTGTTCCGAATCCGTTATCCATCAATGTCTTTTCGATTACATTCTGGATTTCTTCAACTTTAGCTGACTTGGCATTATTTTCAGAAATCTTTTCGATCACGCTATCAACAAGCTGGTCCATTTGTTCTTCTGTTACTTCTGCATTCACTTCTTTGAATGCCTTTTCGATTGCTGTATAGACCTTTGAAATATTGAATACGTGTCGACGATTATCTCGCTTAATTACGTTTTTAATCATTCTTTTCCTCTTTATAAACGCTTAATAAACACTTTATTCACATCACGCAATTTTAGGTTTTAATCTGTTGGTGTTTTATTTATAGCTTAACACAAATATAGTAAGTAAGACAAAATTTACGTTTTAGTGCTATTTTTTATTCTGGCTTTTTATCGTAAATCATACTATATACAGTGGCAGATTTATAGATCCTATCCAGTATGCTGGCGAATCCGTTATTTCTCGTCGGAGTCAACCCGACGTTCAGTCCAATAGTTTTGAAGAAGTCACGGTCAACCGAGAGAATCTCTTTCGGAGAGGCATCGTTGTAAATCTTCAAAGCCAAAACACCGAGACCGAGGCTAATCAATGGCTGTGAGCCTGAGACCTCGACCCCCAGTTCAAAATGCATATTGTGACCGTCGCACCTGGGTACGAGGTACATCGTCGTCGAACAACCTTCGACAATATAATCTTCCTTCTTATACTCGCTGCTCATCGGCATGTGCGACTTGGCGAGCGAGATAAGATACTTCCACTTATCGTCCAGGTCATTGAATGACGCAAAAGTTTCTTTCATTTCTGCTAATCTGTCTTCTATCATATTTCCAACTTTGTTGTGATAACTGGGAACTCCTGTTCGATGTAGTAATTCGAACGTTCGTCAAAATGTTGCATGCAGTAATTCTTGGCGATACGACCAGTACGCTTCTTGTAGCTGAGGTCGTCGACAATATCATAGATGATAACTTTGTTCTTGGAGTTATGCTTACGAAGTCCACGACCGATAGACTGAAGAACCTTGATTCTCGACTTGGAATTCGAGAACAACATAATCGCATGCAACTTAGGAATATTGACACCAGTCGACATGGTTTGATAAGTAGCAAGCAAAATAGTTCCGTCCTCGTCTTCAATTCCGGTACGAATCTCTTCACGAACCTTGGCCTTGACATCGCCAGTAATGATACTTACCTTCTTGTCAGGATAATTCTCATGCAAATAAGTTTCAACGTCCCTGAGATGGTTCCTGTGGTTGACAAGGATAAGCATGTTGTTCATCGGCGAAGTATGGTCGATAATAAAATTCAAAACCTTATTCCTGTTCGGATATTCCTCGACCATCTTGACTTCTTCAGGATAAGTTCTTTCCTTGTTCTCGGCAATGAAAGCCTCAGGATATTTGAGGAAGATTGCCGCGATATTCAACTTAGTCAAGTAACCACGAGCAATGAGCTCACAGGACTTCAATTCAAAAAGAACATTTCCAATAACGCTGTTAATCTGGAGCTGTTCGGAAATTTCGGTAGGCAAAGTACCAGACGTACCAATCTTGTATTCCGCGTTATGCATCAACTTCAGAAGTCGGGTAACGACAGAACACTTGGCCTGGTGACATTCGTCGACCACGCATGCGTCATATACTTCAAAAAATTCCTGGTCTTCCTTCTCAAGACTCTGCCAGGTAGAAATCAAAATCTCTTTCTTAAATGTCGGCTTCTTTCCGGAATAAAGCATTTCAACATGGTCTTCCAAATCGTCCCAGCCATAATCCTGGAAGTCAGAATACATCTGTTCGACAAGAGAAACAGACGGAACGATAAGTATAGCCCTATGTACGTCCTTATTATCCAATAGATAGCGCAGGAACGTGTAAATCATCAAAGACTTGCCAGAACCAGTGCAGGATAACAAAACGCCTCTACGGTTGGTTAATGCGGCATGAACGGCGTTAACCTGATAGTCACGAGCCTGGAATCCTGCCGTAATATAGGAATTCATCTGCTTTTCCAAATCTTCCTTATCAATTTTATCAGTCAGTCCGTCCTTGAATCCCTGTAAAGAATACTGGATATTATGCTGGTCACACCAGATAAGAAGGTTATTCAGAAGGCCGATAGGCAAAATCTGGGACATCGGATTATAACAACGAACCTTACCATCCCAGACATGCATCTTAAAACGCGGATTAAACCTATAACCCGGCGCATAAGCTGAAAAAACGTTGTAAATTCTATGGCTTAAACCATCTTCGCATACCAAATGTACGCACGAGGAGTTCACTTTCTCAATAATCAAATCACTCATAATATAATTCCTCTGGTACCTCGTCAAGATGGGCCAATACGAATCGCTTGTAGTATTCCGCCCAAGGCGTCTTCATGTATTCACGAGCCAGTTTCAAATCGGTCTGATTTAACTTCTGGTTATGTGAAGCATCGACTTCCTTGACAGGTGTCATCTTGTATGCACAACGCATGGCATTGAAGTTATCATCCAAGATTCCGTCATAATATGTATAATAATCCTCAAGTGGAAATTTGTATAAACAGTGTGGAGGCCAGAGCCTTACACCCGCAACCCAACGGACTATATTTTGGGTCGGTTCCATCCATGTCCCTAAGACATAATAAGGGTCCGCGATATGTTCGGTCATCATGTGTTCGACAATATACGGATCGCAAAGGTCGTCGTCGTCCAACGTAATAATCGGAATATCCGGATATTTCTCCATCGTAGGATCCAGTTTCTTCAAAGGTCTAGTGTCCTTGTCCGTCCAAAGAACTTCGAAGTTCGGATAATCCCTTAGCATATTCTGAATACCTTCCGGCAGAATAAACTTGTCTCCGAATTCTTCTCGACTAAGAACCATTATAACCTTATAGTTAAATCGCGTGTCCTGCTTAATCAATGACGAAATCACATGCAATGTGGTAGAATCATAGATTCGACCACGGAACGTCGTGAAAGACACGATTACGTCAAAATATTCAGATGACCAGAGACGCTTATTTCGCATAATCCAGTCGATAAATACCTTTTTGTCGAGAATGTCATTAACCGTAAGAAGATATGCACCGCAGCTCTTCATAAGCCAGTTATCACAATCAAGGATATTGCTATACAAATCGTCGGTATCATTTACATAGGCCTGAACATTTTCTTCACGTATCTTCTGCATATTCAGGTATATCATCTTATGATGTTCGTCGATTACAGCTCGAGCGCTCTTGTCGATAAATTTTTCCAAATCGCACTTGACAAGACTCTTGTTATCGATAATAATCATGTCATCGGTCTTACAATATTTCATAAGTTCTTCGACTGCATGATTATAAATCTGAAGACCTGTCATACTGGAACTGTCGAAATACTTATAATGCCTGTTACGCAAGAAAGTCACGTCATCTACATGATTGATAATCGGTCTGTCCTGGCCAGCATCAAAAACCACGATTTCATAATCGAACTTACACTGTTTCCTGATACTGGCTATCAGGTAATAAACGTGGTGCGGCAAATTATAATTGATTATCCCTAATGTAATCATAATCAAAACTTTTGAATTTATAGTTAAACTTGTCAAACAGATAATTAAAGACCAACGACTTATGAGTATATGCAGCCTGGAAGAACACGCTATTATACTTGTCGAAATCCTGAGGAAGGCAGATACCGTATTTCTTGTAATCAATTAACTCATACTTGAAATCCTTTATTGTCTCGATAAACTGCAGTGTCGTCTCAAACGTAATTCCGAATTCCTTCATCATCTTGATATTGAAAATGTTAATATATCCGGAATTCTCACCATTATAAAGCGTACCTGCCCAGATGTTCTTCGCGTCGAAACTTATAGGCTTGTTGAGAATAATCTTGTCGCCGATGACATAAAGAATATCGGCTTTCGTAGTCTCTATCAGATGTTTCAATGTCTGGTCGAAACGTTCCGCACCATACAGACGGTTCGGATTATAAGCTGGTTTCTTTTCAAATATCTGGTTCTTATTATTGTAATCGATTGTCACCGGAACAGTCTTCTTAATCTGCGGAAGCTGATTGAAGATGTGTTTTTCATAGAACTTCATATCGATGTTGTCAACGATACGAATCTTGGAAAACAGGTGGGAAGTCAAATTACAGATATTATTGACGTTCTCTATCGTGATATAGTGATTGAACGAATTAACGAACGCGATTTCCATATTGGTAGAACAAAGGTCGAAATTGAAATCGGCCAATGAATAATATGGAAATACTTTCTCCCATTTCGTCTTACTATATGCATGGTCCTTGAGATACTTAACTACGTCATTATCAAAAGACATATAGTTATACGTCTTTTCGTCGATATTCTCATAGTAATAATTCTTGTTCACGTTATTGACTATAAAGAGAATAGAAAAATAATTCGATAACGAATTATACTTGGATATATCCGCATCCAGCCATGTAGATTTTACAAGATATGCCGGAATGTAATAGTCTTCACGTAGCGGGTTTGTCAGCATTTCGCCATGGATTTCCTGGATAGTGCCTTCAGTCTGTAAATAATTGAAAATCGACTTATTGTAATTGTATCTCTGAATAAGCTTACTATATGAAAGGCTGTAAACCATCTTATCGCTTGTATAAGAGGGTTTCATGGTCACATAGTTGCTATATGGATTTAGAACATAAATGTTATTATGGAGGTTTTCCTTCAATAAGGTATAAAGGTCATTCTCTTTATTAATGTCTGTATACTTGAAAAATACCAGAATATCACTGAACAGTTTTAATACATTCTGTAAAGTCGGATCTTTATACTGCTCTTCTGTAACGGTTTTATCGGCATAAATGTATATACGGTTAAACTTGATTTCAAGATTAGTTATGACCCAACACAGGTTCTTAATTCCGTAGCTCAATTCTTGGGAATTTACAGACAAAAATCCGATATTATTTTTATCGGATTCAAGCTTCTTCAAAGTTCTGGTTTTTATATTTGTTAACTTTGGAATATTTCTATACAACTGTTCAAATTTTTCACTAAACATATAAACCTTTCACTAGTAAATATAGTAAAAAAATATTTACTATCTATATATTCTTCTACCGAAAATTCCAGCAATTACTCCATTATTCGATACGTATGGTATCTGGAACGAAACACACTGGGCATTCGGGTCGACCGATACCTTCGTATTAGCACGGTCTATCTTTACTGGAACCCAAACCTCTATCGTATCATAGACATAAGGCATGATATTATCGATATTCGAGCTATTCTCGAACAAGAGGTTAAACAGAGGAGTTCCAAATGTTGGGTTAAACAGTCTTTCTTGTGGTTCTGTTGTCAAAACCATCTCAATAGACTGGTTTAGCGAATCCATGCCCCAGATTTCATTATCATGAAACATGGCGTCCCAATCATAATACTCGTTAGTTAACGAAAAGTTGTCATTTGACAAATAATCTGAATTTGCGCTTAATGCTAACATACCTTATTTATAAATAATGTATGGTTATAACACACAAGACTAATACTAAGCTCGAAGACGCATACTACAACATCAAATGGCGTTTAGATAGTGCCGGAATTAAATATGAAACTGAAAATAACATAATTCCGCAGTGGGATCCTAATGCAAAAGACGAATTCGGAAACCAGCTTCCTAAGCCGGACCCATTTACCGTAGGTACCGGTACGGCTTGGATTAAGATTTACTTCGAAGACAGAAAACAAGTCTTTGTTTATTTCTGCTGTCATCTTGTCGAATGCCGCACCTGTACCTATGACAGGTTTATTACCGTGTATAACTATACTGATGACGTCAAAGACACTAACCTTCAGGGTATGGTTCCGGCGTTGACACTTAAGTATTATGGCGATAAAGCCGAAAATGACAGTGACCGTACAATTTATTTCGACATGATTAATTGTACCGAAGATGGTCCATTGTGTTTCAGAAAACCGCGTTCTCTTGCCGATACAAAAGTCAACAAGTGTCAGACTTGTAACGGTAGTGGTAAAATTAGTCAGCAAGTAACTATTCCTTCAAGACCTGGCCAAGGCGGCAGTGGTCATATTACAATCGAAAATGAATGTCCGGATTGTCATGGAACTGGTTATGAAGATTCAGAAACTGAAATTTGTACCGCATGTGATGGTAAGGGTACAATAGAAAGTACCGTAACTGTACCTTCTGGTAATCCATATAAAAAATCAGTACAAATCAAGGTTACTTCTACTTGTACGAACTGTAACGGTTCTGGTAGAATAAGTAAAACTACTTCTGATGACTATTGTATCATATCTAATCTTGACCTCTATAATTTCTATGTAAAGAAATCACAGACTGAACGTGATGTCGTTGATAATCGTATCAATGACGGTATGCGTATTCGTGAAGACGGTGCCAATGCAGAATATGATTATTCTGATAAGAATGAAGGTGGTTTACGTAAGTTTGCAAAGCGTCTCTTTTCAAACGCTAATACCTATGACCCTGAAGATGTACCAGTAGATGACCTCACAAAGATAACAACGTTCAATACTGAAATTTATATTGACCCAGATACTGGCAAACCGTTATCTACTATTGAAGAACTTTATGAATTGATTGCAAAAACAAGTCTTAATAATGAATATGCGGAAGATTCTGAAAAAGTTGACTTAAGCAAATACATCTTCCCTATTCCAGTATTTAAACAGCACTTAATACCTGGCGATGATGATACTATTATAACTGACTATAAAATAGAAAAATTAACTTTCTATCAAACAAACTATGTAGACCAACAAGGAAACCTTATTCCATTGACGGTTTTCTTTAATACCAGTAATACCAGTTCCTTTACTGATTTGGTCAATACTCAAGACTATCTTGCCGTTACTGACTTATTCACTACACGAGCAGGATTTGCGCAGAGCAATATTTTTCCTACACGTTATGAAGGTAGAACCTATGCATCTGATGGTGTTAAAAACTTTATCAAGCACTGTGGCGAAGTAGAAATTTATGCTGATCCAAATAAATTTTCCAATAAAGTTATTAAACCATATATTAAAACGTTCACGAATATATCGCAGACAGACCTAGTTTGGAATTTTATCTGTTTTAAAGATAAAAATCTTCCGATTATTCCTGTAGAACATAATACGCTCTATATCAACCAGTCTAATACACCACATACCATTGACCTGTATAAGGAAAATGTTACACATTTTGATAATATTCTTTCTCAGAAAACAGCGTCATATGCCGAACCATTGGATAAACCAATGGTAACTCCGGATTCATATCCATATATTGAACCGGATTCTAAAAACGTATATACTATTGATTATTTTAAAGGCTCGTGTTCTATTACGTCTTTTGAAAGTCTATCGGGTGAATCTCCTGACAGTTTGTATTTTACTGGTATATCGAACAATAATACATTAAATTTTGATCATGAAGGCATAGATCCTACGTATGATTATGAAGACTGGCCAGATTATCTTGATGGCATTACATTTAAAAATTACACGTTAAATCTATTATTTACATTTACGGCACGAATTAAATTTAATAAAGTCGATAAGCATATCGAACCAGGGTCATACGCTGATACAGTATTATCAATCAAAGTTGGTCTTCTTGATACTGCAGCAGAGTATAATGAAAAACCATTAATTATCTGTAACCGAACTATAGATGTTGATATGCCTACTGAAGGTCATATTGACCCAGATGACCCAACAAAGCTCTATTATGATTGGCCGGATTATGTAAACGAAACTATACAGGCTTATGCAACTCCAACTTTAATTAATGAAGCCTACCAACATTATGATGGCAGTGGTGAGTTTGTGTGTCCGTTAAAACACTGTCGCCTTGTGGTATTCTGTGAGCCATTTAAACCAGACTCGGCAATAGCAACTCCAAGTCCATACAGTTTAAATCCTGGTGATTTTAGTCTTGAACTTGATTTTACATTGGCAACAAATATTTATCCGATCCCCGTAGAAAGCACTCCAGGTTATCCTCTTAAAGAAGGTGCTACTAATGTCGTATCTATTCCAAAAATAAAATATAACTATAATAATTATCCTGAAGGTATATTTAGCTATTACCACAAGAATTTCGGTACATATATTGAAAATTACATTTTTAACAAGTATCATGCAGTCAGTGGTAATAGTGCTATTCCTGAAGGTGCTGGATTTTTAGATACAGTATATAATGAAACAGATAAACGTATGGAGTTTGTGCCTGATACTATCGAATCCCAGAAAAAATATAAAGGATTCATGAATATTATCCATGACAATAAATTACGCTCAATTTACGTAAAGCAAGATACTCGCAACGATTATATTGTTTGTCCCGCATGTAATGGTAACGAAAAAATTAACTGTCCGACCTGCGGTAATAAGCGTAAGCTCAGTCTCTATGATTATAGTGGCGATACCTGTCCTATCTGTAATGGAAATACTGAAAAACCATGTTCATTCTGTCACAATACTGGTAAAGTTGATTACCTGAAACGTTACAGATGTCCGTCGCTTGATTCTACTGGTATTGATCATGTAAACCATGACGATAAGGATGAAAACGGCCGTTGTCGTATTTGTGCCGGTACCAAGTCTATTGTCCGCTATTATTACTTAAAGACTTTCGACTTCGCCGACATTACCAATTATGTTAATAAATTACCAGAAAATATTCCAGATTTGAACAAGATTGAAGACCTCAATATTGTAAAGCGTGTATTAGAAAAATATGTTCAAGAAAAAGGTTCTAATCTTGCAGAATCTTATCTCAATTATATTGTCAGAAAGCACTACGGTATCGTATTAGGTCAAGGTACTTATGAATGGGATGAAGGATATTCCTTGTATAATGCTGCCGTATCGAATCTCGTGTTTTACATTTTGAACGGTAAATTTGTTAAGTATAAATTCTGGAATGGTAATACTCATATTGATGTTGAATATGGTTATAACTATATCTATTCTACAAAGACCTATACTAAGAAAGAATGGAACACTGTTCAACATGACAGCGACTTATCTCGTAATACAAAGGTTCTATATCGAATTATTGAAGATGCAACTGACGTTGACCAGCTGATAGGTTTCTATACGATTCTTATTCCTGACATCAATACTAATTATTATATTGATGGTGAAGCATTCAAAGGTTGTGCTATTCAGCGAATCTACTTCGACAAGGAATGGGTTTATAATAACCTCTTGAAAGATATGAAATTCAACCAGTTCAATATCTTTACGGAAAAAGAAGAACCGATTGTAGGTGCAGAACAGAAACTTCCAGAAGAAATTACTGTCATGCCAGATTATCATCATGAATACTTATGGTATGCTCATATCCATGATGAAGACAAAGCCATTTCAGACTTGCCATGTCCTGACTGCGAAGGCGTTGGTCGTTTTGTCTGTTCAGTCTGTGGAGGTTCTGGTATATACGACCATACCTACTGTAACGCATGTCAAGGTACAGGAAAAATAACCTGTACTACTTGTAATGGTTCTGGTGATAATCCAGATACGGATGTTAAGCCTATAACGCTTTACTATGCCAAGAAACTTTATGTCTATACTTCACACACATATATAAATACAGATAATATCAGTTTTGAGGTCAATGACCAGAAAAACCCGATTTATGATGGTGAAGAAATTGAAGAGATAGATTTCGAGGAATAATCGAATGTCACAACAACCAGCAATATTACCAGGTAGCGTCGGTATTAAAGGTTCTAATACCGGCGGTACTGCCGCATATATGGCCGCGCAAAAGATGATGGAAGAAAATGACCGCAGGCTGGCCGAACGTAATCGTAAGATTCAGGAAATAAACAGCTTCAATGAAGTTTTCGGCTATGTCAGTTCTTCCACGCAAAATTACGGATTCGGTCAAAGCTTTGCACACGAGACTTCCAAAGAAGGTATCGGTAATTCTTGTATTCACCTTTTAACTTTCGATAACACTGACTTCAGCGAACAGCTACGTGCTTCCAAGTTTTTAGGAAATGAAATTTCCGAATCTAACGTGACTACGATAAAATCTAACATGATTAGACTTGTTGCATTGCTTGAAGAACTTCCAGAATTATCTTTCTCTTTCGATTTTACCGAAGGTCCGGGTAATACCAGTCAGGACATGATTGCAAAGTTCTTCGACCAAGATATTTTCGGTGTTGCAGCAGCCGTAGGTACCAACGACAGTTCTTTCAAGAATATCATAAATACCGGAATGCTCACCAATGAATTATGGAACGGCGTAAAGAACAGCGATATAAAATTGAAATTCAAGATTTATACAGCCGATAAACTTGGCCAGACCGATCCAGAAGTCTGGATTAAAGCCTTGTCGTTCTTCGCCACCCCATATACTGGAAACCAGGGTAGTATAAGAAACTATACCCGCAATATCATCAGTGGCGTTGTCAATACAGCCGGTATCGGTAAAGCACTGTTTACCAGTAGTGAAATAATGAAAGACCAAAACCGTAAGAGAGCGAACTCACAAAAACCAAAAGTATCTCAGAAATCAGACTTAGCCCAAGTGCTTGACAGAGCATACGAAGTTGGTCAAAACCTAAGAGACGCTTTGGAACCGGTAAAAGGTCTCGCTAATGATGTCAGTGATATTTTATCATCTCGTTATGGTATCGGTCGTATACTTGGTGATTTCAATATAAACAACTGTCTCGGTGAAAAACTCTGGGGACTGTATCTGTATAATAATTTCCTGTTCAAACGCCCGTTGACCGTATATGTAAAAGACTGGTCAGTAAAGCCATCACAGGAAACAAACCTTATTACTTTTACAAATGGAAGTAATGAAACTGAATATATCAGACGCCCGGTTTATTATCAATTTGAATTGACATGCTCATTAGACCAGACATATTCAATAGACCAGTGGAGCCAAATCCTATCGGATGATATTAAACTTCCTGCTCCGAGTTATTAAAAAAATCTGCCGTTAAGGCAGATTCTTTTATTTTATAGGTTTTTGTTTAAATAATGCTTCTTTTGCAGATTTATCATTTGTCATTTCTATTGATTTCTTTGTTATTTCATCAAGCGTACCCGGAGTTCCGTTTAAAATACCGGTCAAATCGGTTGTACCAATCTTACCAGCAGTCTGTAGGTTAATCGTAAAATCTATAAAGAGCGGACAAACTTTTCCGTTTTCAATAGTAGTCTGTACACACGGTTTACATGACCAACCACTAATTACCCAATATCCATAGCCATTAGCATTATATAAATCACCGTACTTAAGCATAAATCTCGGGCATGCTGTTTCTGTATTTTGGCAGAATGATTCCAACAATGCAACAAGTGTAGCAGCAGAATGAATAAGCTTTTTCTTAGTATCTGTACCCTTTGCATTTTTGTTAAAATTCAATACAAGACTGGCCTTATCAGATTTTTTGTCATTTTCTTCGAGTTCTTTATCGAAATCCGTTAAATCTTGTTTTGTAAAATGAAGATTTCTGTCATTAGTAAATGTTTTAAAGTCATCAATCATTCCACCGAAAATCTTACCGAATTCAGTACCAGTTACCATACTCTTTTCTATTGCATCCATAACAAAATCGATATTGTCACCGAAACCATAATGTCTAGGAGCAGAACAGTAAAATAACATTTTAAAGATTTCGTAATAATTAGAAGTATTATACTGATAAATCGGATATGACCTAAATGCAATAGACGTAGAAAGTTTCTTACCTTCCTTCGGATATTGCTGAGTCCACGCGTCAGTCAACAAAATAGGTCTATAACGCGGGTTAGCAGAAGCGAACATCTTGAACACGTCATTCTTGAAAAGATCATTCACCTTATTTGCCAAAACACTATGAGGACCGTTAGTCCAGGTAGTAGAATAGGCAATTTGCGGAGGCGCTGTAGCAATTCCGGAAATATGCATCAATGAATTGAAATGCGACGCCATGTTAGGGTCGTTCAAAACGTCAGTGGTTATATTCGTGCATTCCTGTAATTCGAAATACTTAGAAAAAATCGCTGGCGATTCTTGGCCGAGTTGGTTAACGGCTAATCCTGTTGAATCATATACGTTAAATGACATATTTTATTGGCCTGGAATTGGTGCTGGTACCTGTGCATTCATATAGCTATTAGCATAGTTATCGTTCATTGTAGTAATGAGTCTATCGAATCCCTCGCTAATTGCCGATACGAATTCCTTGTTGTTACTTGTCTGCGCATTTGTAATCATGCTGGTCTGCTGGATAAGCGTAGAATTGATATTGTCGTTCGGAACAACAATAACACTGTCTTCGTTGTATGACGTCATATTGTTTCCGAAGTTTGCATCCCTATCAATCGGCGTCATATTCAGATTCTTTAACAGTTTATCCTGGTTTTCGACAAGACGAGACATCTGGTTCATCGGAGCTGTGATAGTCTTCGTCATTTGTGCCAATACGTCATCGTTATCGTCCTTCTTGTTATTGGTAACATTCGTTACACTAGAAGACGAAACAGAACTACTATTGTCATCGCCGAAACCGAGTTTTCTACCTAACCAGGAATTTGCAAGAGTACTCTTGATACCACCAAAGAATCCAGTAAACTTATCCTTGATGCTGGTAAATATTCCAGTAATCTTATCCTTTACACTCGTAAAGATTCCAGCAATCTTGTCTTTTATTCCGGTAACGACTCCTACAACCTTATTCTTTATGCTGGTTACAATACCAACAACCTTATCCTTTATTCCTGTTATAGTGGAACTTAGGAATTCTTTGGCATTGTAGAACCAATCAGATACTGTATCAGCAATTCCGCTAAAGAATCCAACAACCTTTTCTTTACAGAAATCAAAGATTCCAACAACCTGGTCGACAAATTTGGAAACCTTTTCCTTAACCCAGTCGGCTACGAAACTTATAATACCCTTGAACTGATCCCACCATTCGCCGAGATATTTCCAAGCTTCAAACAATCCCTTAGCAATTAATTCACCAAGTCCATCAATACACCACCAGATTCCTTGACCGATTAATTTAATGCCTTCCCACCATAGCTTAAAGAATCCAACAATTCCATCCCAGATTAATCCAGGAATTTTACCTATTATTTCTGATATATGGTCCTTAATACCTAACCATACACCGTATAGAAATGCTACTGCCAAAATTACGTATGGTAAGAACTTAGCAATAAACATCGCAACCATTGCAGCTGGATTCAATATAGACACAAGTATTTTCTTAAGACCTACCAATAGTTTCGGCAAAATCTTTACAAGCGTCTTAAATAAGTCTCCTCCTGCCTTCGCAGCTACGGCAACTTTTCCACCTTTCTGGTATGCCCTTGTGTAAGACTGTGCGAGTTTTTCGGTACGCATCGCCAGACGTTCTTTTTTACTCGAAGCTTCCATAGCCTTCGTGGTAGCTTTTGCCATGGATGTAGCCATTTGAGTAGTAGTTTCAGGTGCAAGCTTTACTTTTCCATCGGCGATTCCTTCAACCTTGTTATTTTTCTTAATAGCTTCGGCCATTTCCTTTTGCTGGCCACTAGCAGATATTTGTTTTTCCTTACTCTTACCTACCGGACTATTTTTCAAGATAGAAAGGATCTCTCTAAGAATACCAGTCTGAGTAATTACAGAAGCCTTAATAGCATCTACGGGGCTTGCTATTTCGCTAACATTACCGTCTTTACCGGTATTAGCCAACTGCTTCTTAAACTCATCGAGCGCTTTTGCAACATTATTATAGCTACCAAGCTGATTGTCAATAGACTTGGCAATAGCGTTCATCTGACCGGCTTTCATTCTTTCGCGATTGGAATCCATTGCATTCATACTTCTATATTTATAAAAAAGAAATCAGCCTAAACAGACTGATTTCTTTCCCATTACTCAATTAAGGAACAAATGAAACTATTAGTAACCAAAAATACCAACAATGAACGGAGGTGTCTTGGATGGGAATTCACTAAGTTCAAGGCAGGTCAGATTGTAAGACTGACTCTTCTGGTAAATCTCGAAATTAACCTTTTCCTTATTCTTCCAATGTTCATTCAAGGTCGGGTACTTTTCGAGAAGCTTAGTGTTCTCTTCTGTAAATTCAACAATATTTTCACGGATAAGCGGACGTCCCTGTTCGTCGGTAATAACAGTATTCTGTTCATCACGGTCTGCATACTTCTGAACGAGTGCCTTCTGTTCCTTGTCGAATTCTGGATAATCCGGTTCACGACGTTCGTCATAAAGTTCGTTCATCAGCCTTGCATACGGTTCAGCCAAAGATTCACAGGTGCGATAAATAAACCAAGAATACTTTGCAGCTTCACCCGGTTCATTTACTTTCTTTGATAGATATTCAAAAATCTGCTTTAGCTGAATGTTATTCAATTTCACTTCACGTGCAGTCATATAACTCCTAATTATTTTTAATTAATCCTTTGTTGTACAAATATATTAAAAAACTGTAAAGATGCTTACACACAGATGGTGTTTTTTCCGGATTTCTTACCTTATTTGGAATACGGTTATAACCCTGAATCTGACCGAAGAAAGTCTTTGACTGAACGTCAGGATAAGCAGTGTTATAACGGAATGCCTTACATTCGCAGAACACTTCACCAATATTCTTTACCGAGAAAGGCTGTTCGATGTCGTCCCTATGGAATTTAACAGTAACCTTATACTTTCCGAATTCCTCAAATTCAGACTGGACAACTCCTGTACAAACCATGTCTTCCGTATCTTTACCGTCTACATGATAAGTAATAACGCTAAGATCTTTATCAGAATAAGGGAAAACCTTTCTGAAGTTATTAAGCAAATCCTGAATAGTCATCATCTGAGCTTCATTAAGCTCTGAAATGTAATTCTTAAAATTAATCTTCATTCTGCTCCTTAGGGTTGTCATTATCCTTACGTATACTTACCAAGAAATCACGAACGGCCTCAATGTCCGGATATTTAATAATCAACGGGTGTTCGGGGTCACGTTTCAAGTCATTCCAAATATCGGTAATACCATTATACCACATCAAGAACCACCAATAGTTCATGGTTCCGTATGCTCTTAAAGAAATTAAATCCGGTCTGCAAGCTTCTTCGTCACGGACCACAAGAAAGTTATCTTTTCCAAATTCATAACCGTCGGCGTCAAAAGAACCAAGGTCATACTGAAGTATACCGTCGACAATAACTTTCTGTAAATATTCTGTTCTTGTAGCTATCGTTGCCATGCATTATTTATAAAAGAAACCTGTCAGGTGACAGGCTTCTGAGACTTGATATACTCGATAAGACAGTATTTAACAACTGGCCGTAGACTTCGATAATAATGGTCGACTTCGGTATACGGAATCAACTTATAGTTATCTACTTCCGGAACATCCATACCGTCAACGTTAAAATATGTGCAGCATTTCAACTTACTCAAATCAACTTCTGTACGAGCAACATATACATGCAAGTCCTTATACTTCGTGTATTCGAACATTCCGCAATCATATAAATCCTCCTTCTTCAATCGAATTCCGGATTCTTCATAAAGTTCACGTAATGCAGTCTCGTAATGTTCCTCATATCGTTCAACATGGCCCTTAGGAATATCCCAATGGCCATAGACATAAGGATGATGAGATGGATGACATGCCAGGAGCATGTGAGTCTTCTCGTCAATTATAATTACACCACAACTTATAGCTTTCATATTAGTAAATATAGCAAAATTTTAAAAAATTTAAACACTTTTTATCTTTTTATCCAAATTTTATTTAGACTTTTCTATATTATAAATATAATGATGTTAAATAGCAAAGTTTTTAATATAAATAGCCCTATGATTCCTTTTACTAAGAAGGAATTGAGCTCTGTGATTTGTAAAAACATTACCGTAGGCTATGTGTCTACGGATTACTACAACCTTATCGAAACCCTCAAGCGTATCGCTACCGCAAAACAGATTCCGGTTACGTTGAATGTCAATACAATTTATAACTCGACCAACAACCCAGTAAACAAGCAAGATGTGCTTATCAAGGTCGAAGGAACACAGACATTCCAGGAATATATCAACAACGCAATCAGTAATGACGAAAATTCCGAATATATTAACTTCCTTACCTATTCTGTAAATTTCAAGGATTCGGTAAAAGAAATCAAATATGCGATGTATAAGAAATTCCTCTGGAACTATCACAACATCGATACCTGGTTCTCTTCTCACAACATTGGTCTTACCACTGACCGCAAGAACCAGTTAATACAGGATTTCGATTTCTTCAAGAAAACCGTCATCGAAACAAACGACTTCGGTTCTTTCGTTGACAGTTGCAAAGCCGAAGATATTAAGCTCGCAACCAATTACCTTATCAACAAGGGAATCGAACTTTTGAAGAAACACAAGATAGAGCTTAATACGCACATTAACAACATGAACAAGAACGAAGAACAAATTATTCTAAACAATCCGATTATATTGCGAATCTATATGCTCGGAAGCTGTGCGGCTCAGTGTAGACGTGACTGGCCAAAGCTCAAGTTCTCTGTTCTCGACAAACGTTCACTTGACTCTATCGCATTATGGGAAGACTAACGTATGGCATTAACATTTAATTCTTCAATCGGTGTTTTTTCAAACTGGCATACCTTTGATAACAGCTGGCTTTTCGAATATACTACGCTTACCAAGAGTGGTAGGGATGCTACGCAATATCCAGATGAAGAAGTCGAAACGGATAGATCCAAATATCCGGCCGGAACTATTTTCTTCGATAGTGACATTTCGAACTTTGTCATGTCTTCTTCTGTCAAGAACGTCTATATCGACAAGGTTCCGATTAAATTAAAGTCTTCGAATGTTCAATATACAAGTATTACGAATGAACTTGATGATGAAGGTAAACCTACTGGTCGTGTAAAACACCGTTGTATCTTCATATTCGATTCCAAGACTCCGATTGACCCGGGTAATCTCAGCATTACGCTCGACGAACCAGTTAGTGCTTCTACTGCTGACAATATCCTTTACGAAGTAAGTCGAAAGAAAAATAAGATTACTTCCGAAAATTGCATTAGTGATATTACTCTTACAAAGAATGCTGACCTTTATACGTTGACATTCAATATCAGTGTCGATAACGAGTCTTCGATTAATGACAAGAAGTTAACCGACCACCAGATTTATGTTACTGTCTGGAATATCGCAGGTAACAAACTCACTGTCAATACTGACGGTACCTGGAAAACTATCCTCACCGAAAATGACATCAGTGACGCCGTTCCGTTAATTATCACATTTACAGATCCGGTTCCGGAAAACCGAATCGTCTATCCGCCTAACGAAGGTTCTATCAGGGTTATCGTTCAAAACCCGAACGCGGAATTGTTTGACATTGTTCCGACAGTTCGTCTCGAAGATGACAGTATCGGTATTATCGACGGAGACCCGACAGCAAATTATGACCCAAGTACAGGTACATTGAGTTTCTATGTCCGTCCGATTACAGATACTGGTTATGTTGTTGTCAGTGCATGGCTTTCCGTAAACAATACAGAAATCGACGGTGCTCTCAAGGCTAAGACTTATGCCATCGGAATGGATGGTGAATGGATTGGCGCAACCGAAGGTCGTTTGATTCGTTTCAAACAGAATGTTCCTAAGTATTTGAAAAACGATAACTATGCCTCCTTTGTTCAGGCTACTGAAGATTTCTTCAATACTGTCTATACTTCTCTTACAAACGGTAAGCATATCAGTATTCTTGAAAAGTTTGCAAGAATCAATAACTTCAATGACATCAAGGCCATGGAAGCTCCGCTTATTGACCTTTATCGTAAACAGTACGGAATTCAAGTTCAACCGAACAATGATGACCTCAATGTATTCCTTCGCAATAAGCGTTTGCCAGACCCAAAGCTTGCAAACAAAGCACAGAACGATGAATACATTTATGATGATGAAACTAATGAAGATACCGATACAAAGGTATTGAAGAATTTCATGTTCCAGGATATTACTGGTCTTGAACTCAATAGCTTCATCAAGGACATTTATAAGAATATTCCATATTATAACCAGATGGCTGGTACTTATCGTGGTATCAAGTTTATTCTTGACCAGATGGGTCTCTGTGTAAAGCTTGTCGAAATCTGGTCTACTCGCGAAATCGTGGATAACTTCGACCATAACGAAGTATTTGCTCGAGAAGACGAACTCAATGCCAACAGATTCAATCTCGATAGTGGTCTTGTTTCTGACATTGGCCGTTATTATCTTACTTCTCGTTTCGATGTCGACGTAATGGAAACTGGTCTTACCTTTAAGGAATTCAATGACCTTTCTTATAACATCGTCAAGCTTATCTTGAAGGTGAAACCGATTCACCGTGTATTGAGAAAGCTCGCATATATCCATGTAACGAATACCAATTTACACTTCCAGTATTTCCTTCTCGATAAGCTCGGACGAACCCAGGAAATTCCACGTTATAAGTATACTTGGAATCTCTTCGACCCTTATGCTGTTAGAAAAGTTAAGAATGATATGGGTGTTAGCCACATCTGGGAAATCGATGAAACAATTTTCGCTGATGCATTATTCTTCCCGTTCAATACAGTAGACGCTCAGTATAAGCATGACTGGTCTCGTTATAATGCATACGGTGAAGATTTTGGACCTGGTGGTGCCGCAGCTCCGACTAATGAATATGCAGTACGTTTCCTCAATGGTCGTGCCTATGACGATTTACCGACTGAAGATGGTACAAAACCGTATTTCAATATAAACAATAGCCATGTTGACGATAACATTGATACTCTCTTGTCTAATGGTTATGCAGACGCTTCCAAGAATTCCTACAATAATCTTTTCAACATCGAAGAAAAGTTAAAGCGTTCTTTCTGTAAGAAAATCAAAATTCAATTCTGCTATCTTACTATCGTCAATGACCATAGCGATGAAGAAAATGAGTTAAGACTGTTTGCAAATAAAGTCCAGTTAACAGATGCTCCAGAGTTGATTAATACTATCAACCCGGTAGATCTTACATTTACTATTGAAAACAAAGCTCATACCTTAGATACATATAAATTTGTCGATTACTTCCTTGGAAAATATGACGCTACAACGGTAAGTGCCTTCGGCTTCGAGGGTGATCCTGCCGATTGCTGGAAAACTTATGAATTCGAACTTGGCACTATCGCTGACATCGTTTCCGATACTAATGGTTTCTGGCTTAAACTAAAGAGCAATGCTCAATCTATCTTGTCAGAACTTGGTATTGAACCGACGTTCAATGAAGATACTCATTACAATGCAGATGTCAACTATCGCCCAATTTGCTTGCTCGCAAAGATTGAAGATTTCCGTATCGCGCTCGGTACCGATTACTTGACTTATGAAGAACCTGAAGAAGTTGAAAATCCGCCTGTACCAGATGAACCATTAGAAGATATTGAATCTACTTATACTGACCGTAAGTATTTAGTTATAAAAGGCGATAAGACTTATGTTCCGCCAGTATTCGAACTTGCATGGTTTGCCGCTAGTAATGATACGAACTATTACCTTTTGAAAAAAGGTGGTAATAGACAGAATAAGACTGATTGGATTGAAATTTTCAGAAAGTCTAATTTCACGTTTACCGCACATGATAGCGAAAATGAATATCCAAATACTATAGCAACATATATTTCCCGTAAAGGTGATACAGTTTATGATAATCATGCTAGAGAAGACTGGAATCTGTTGATATTGGATGATGACCACTGGCCGATTGTTGAAAACTTGGGTGATATTGAATTAGATGAACAAGGACGACCAATAGTCATTGTTGAAATAAGATATGGTGAAACAATTTGGTATTCTGATGAAGATTTAGGTGAAAACGATTCTGGACAGCACTTTATGGTTGTAGAAAAATCCAGAAAAGATGGTATAACTACAATCATATTTAGAATATCAGATAACACAAATCCAGACTTTAGCTTACAAGAAGCCGATGGTGAATTCGCAATATCTTATCAAGAATAATAAAAAGGAGCTTTAAAGCTCCTTTTTATTATTTACTCGGAATAAACGGCTTTGGTTCTGATTTATCGTATTTACCGCTGTAAGTAATACCTTGTGTTTTTGTATCGAAATTGAAATTCATACTACTTACAGTTCCTTCTTCCGTATATGACGTATAATATGCAGAATATGTATTGAAATATTTGTCATACATGGTCTTGATACCGAATTTAATTGTATCGTCATCGTTATCACCAAAACCAGATAATGACATATATTCCTTATCGATTTTCCATGTGTCAATATACGGGACATCTACAATCTGATATGCACCTGCTGACGGTACATATTGTTCTTCTGGGTATGTTATATGGGCAGAAGCTGGACACCATCTCTTAGTTTCCTTGACAAGAAGTTTGGAGTCTTCTTCATACGTCGTTAATTGCTCCGTACGCGTGTAGAAATACTCCGTTGTCTGAGTCAGGGTTTCATCATCCCAGGTAACAACGGGCTGTCCAGAAAGCACGTATGCGCTCGTAACGAGCGTTCCATAAACCTTAGAGAAGTCATGTGGCGAATCAATCGTTCCATTCGGATTTCCAAATACTTGTGCATGCCACAAACTACCGGCAGTATGTTCGGCCTGTAAGAACGTATTGATTTTCGTGATAATCTGAGCAGTCTTAATCGGCAAGTAATAAACAGCTTCGATAGTAAACGAAATTGTTCCAGTAATCTCACGACGGTCTTCTTCACCCATGGCATCATTATCAATCTGAATACCAGGATCATTCATCTTGAGCTTAATAGAACGACGCTTATTGAAGAACCAGAATTCCTTTACCGACAAGAATGCGGCTGGACGGAATCTTGGAATTATCTGTTCATTAAGCTGGTTCAAGTCATCAATCTTTTCGCAATGGAAAATCATTGATACGTCAATATTTACCGGAGCCGGCTGAACGTCAGACCAGAACTGTTCTTCCATATCGTATTCGATACCAGCTTTAGTCAATACATCATTATAGAAAGCACGAGTCTCATAAACGCCGGAATCACGGTCAGCTGCATAACTAACCTTGTCAAGCTTATAGGTAATATTCGGCAAAGATAAATAAGCCTTATCTCCAGATTCCTGTTCGGTTCTGAAGTCATGAGACTTCTGTCTTGGACCATATTTAATTGGAACGTTAATCCACTTTTCTACTTCCTGGTTTTCATTTCTTCGACCGACATACATATCGTTAAAGAAATTACCGAATGCGGTCATAATGGCACGGGTCGTATCTGCAAAATAGTAATTGGTTGGATAACCAAAATTCTTTTTTGTAGGGTCACCGGCCTTATGATAACCGACCAAATGCGGTTTAAATCCAGGCTGTTTATAATTTATCATTGCCATGAATTACCTATTACGAGAATTTAGAAATTAAACCGTATTCAGCTTCGAGAGTTTCAAGTGTACCAGTAATTAAACTGTTAATTGCCGGCTGAGCTTCGAACTTCTTTCCAATAACAGCCAAGTCATCATTGTACTTACGGAGCTTGCGAAGTGCATTTTCCGGATTATAAATCTTTCCGTCAACATCCGAAGGAATCGGGTTGATAGAGAACGCTTCCTTTGCAAGGCAGATTTCAACAAGAGCATCCGCAAAGTCACGAAGCTTCTCATAAACCGTCTGGAAATGAGTATGATGGAATCCGCTATCACATGACCAGTGATAAATATGAACCTGGTTGGCAAAGTTAAGAGTTTCGACAGCAAAAGTAAACAACGACTTGATGTCGGAAGAATTCTTATCTTTCAAATATGTTAAAAAATTTTCCTTATCCATTTTTAAAACCTCTTATTATTTATTTGATTCTACCTTCTGCATAAGCTATACGAGCTTCTTCATTAAGCTTCTCGATTAGCAATCCTTCATTCTTAATTTTTCCCTTCTTAAGCTCTTCATGATAACGCTTCGCGGCATATTCTGCAATTTTTCTTTCGCGTTCCGTATCAAAGCCTTGGGCTTCATAAGTAACAGTTTTCGTAGTTACACCATTCTCTGTTTTTACAGCAACAGAAGTCTTCGTATTCGAAGAAGAATTGGATCCAGAAGCAAGATTTTCCTTCGGTTTAACTGGCTGAGATTCCTGCTTCTTCATGCCTTCAGCTGTCGCCAATACCGGTTTAGAATCGTTTTCTTTCTGTTGTGCCATGGCGAGTGCTGCCTGATATGCTTCTGACGAACCATTGCTTCCGCCGTTAGACGACGCAATTACAGGCTGGCGATAACCGCCAGTTTTCGACTGCGCCAAGGCTTCAGTCTTCTTTGCGTCTTCTGCAGCAACACGATTATCGTGACGTTCCTTCAGACCATTCCAGTCTTTCTGGTTAACAATAGCCTGTGCTGCCTTATGTTCTTCCGTTGTATATCCGGCTTCCTTAGTATTTTCAATACGAGGCTTACCGTTATCATAAGTTCCACGCATCATCTGATATGCGAGTTCGTCTACACGGTCATTATCATTAGAAGTTACAGCATTGGACTTCGTAGATTCCTTAGAAACCGTCGAAGTCTTTTCTGTTGCTTCACTCAAATCCTTAGCATTGGCAAGATTTGCAGCATTACGAAGTCTTTGTTCTTCAGCGGCTCTTGCAGTCTTCAAATCGCCTTCCTTAGATTCAATATCAGCAAGCTGCTTGTTGAGAGAATCCAAATTGCTTCTCATTTCTTTCAACTTTTCATTGGATTCACTTCTGTTCTTAATTGCGGTATCAAGAGCCTTGCTCTTTTCTTCACGCGCTTCTGCCCTTTCTTTATAGCCCTTATGCTTTACATTTCCGCTATATTCTTCATCATATGCCTTCAATGCCGTGCCATGTGCATTTATCAATTTCTGATGAGTTTCTTCTTGCTGTTTAATAGCTTCTTCCTGGGCCTCGATTGTCTTTTCAAGAACTTCCTTCTGGGACGACAATTCAACTTCCTTAGACTTAATGTCCTTCAATTCCTTAGAAGTTGTTGCAGCAGACTTAGTAGAACTGGTCTTGATTTCATTTGCCTTGGCTTCCGGAGTAGTCGTTTCTCCACCAGCAACACGAGCATCATGACGGGCTTTGAGTCCTTCCCAATCCTTCTGATTAACAATAGCCTGTGCAGCCTTGATTTCTTCGTCAGTATAACCTGCAGCCTTTGCAGCTTCTTTACGTGCCTTACCATTTCCAAGCTCACCACGCATCATCTGATATGCAAGCTCGTCAATCTTATCATCCTGCTTATTAACAGGAGTATCGACCGCCTTCGTATTATTTTCCGCGGTTTCAATATCTTCGTTTGCAGGTTCTTCAGGCTGGCGTTCAAGTGCAGAAGCCTTGCTTTCTGTCGGTTTTTCAGGAGGTGTCGGAAGAACATCGACATGTGCGCCAAACAATTTATCAGACGTATCGATAATTTCCTGTTCGTAATCCTGAATAAAGGACTGATACGAAAATGTAAGAGACCACTTACAAATATCTGTACTACTGTAATCAAGAGTATACTTGTTGTAAGAAGACAGTTTCAAATTCTTAAACTTATAGTAATAAAGTTGCTTTGTAAAATCATTGGAATGAACGGTTATAGTAAGTTCCGGAATATAATCATTCAGCTTATATGAAAACGAGGCTGCATCAAACAACTTTGAAAGAAAAATGTTTACGAGCAATTCGACAACGCCGACATAATTTGTTCCCGTATCTGTATATCGCTCAACGACATGCTCGATAAGGTCTATCTTCAAATCTTCAGGTTTTTCATAATCCGGATATACAAAAACACGCGAATTGTTACCGTATTTGTATGTTTCAGATTTCAATGCAACTTCTGGTAGGGTTACGTTAATGCATTCTGGCAACTTTACAGTCATCAAGTCAGCATTTGCCCATTTATAATTTCCAATAACGCCTATAAATTTGGCAAGATCCACATCGGTGAGCTTAACATCGACCGTATATGAATCCGAAAGCTTCACCGTTCTATTTTTATAAAAATCATAAACGTTACATAAACCCATGTTATATTTATAAATAATGTATGGATTTCAACAGTTTAAATAAGCTCCTTTCAGAATTCTGGACTCCTCAAAAATGCGGAAAACACAAAGATATTGCTAACCAGCATGGTATGCTTTTATTGAAACATTTGAAGACTTCTCCAGAAGCCTTTTTCGAATTTTTGAATAAGAATACATTTAAATTCCAGAATATCAGCGGGATTTCCTGGTCTGATTTTTTGACCAGATCCGGCTTGAACGGTTATCTGAATGATGGCTATATTGAAGATGCATTAAAAGTTACAACATCTCGTCCAGCTATCGGTAAAGGTGAATTCCTGTTTGTTTCATCTTTCAGCAATGTCTGTTTTACCGGAAAAGAAGGTGACTTAATCGATATAAGTCAAGGAGCAAGAATTGAAGTCAAGGGTGTTCGTGCCGAAATTTGCGGCGACGGTATCAAGTATAAGCAGATGAATAATGATGTTCTTTCTACTGCTTTCGGAGTTTATGATACGGGAACCAATTACCGTTATTTCAACCGTGATTGTGCCCGTGAACTTGAAGAACTTATCAGACATACGAACAGTGACCAGAGCAAGCTTTCTCAGCTTCTTTGTAGACTTCAAAATATCTCTTCTGAATCCTTGGCTATCGCACAAAAATTCGCCAAGCTCTATCAGTACACTTTGTCCGATAATAACCTTTTCAATATTGTCGGCGCAATGCAACTCCATATATATTTAAAGAACGTCAAGTATCTTTTGATGGTCAATAATACCGGTTTCAAATGTTTTGAAAATGACGGACGACCGGAAACACTTTTGAAATTTATCTCTGACGAAAAGATTAAGCTTTCTTCTTGGGAAACCGGCGCAAAAGGAATGGAAATAGGAATCTAATATGGTTACTGGTAAAAAGATAATTTACAGTATTACTGACGCCGACGAAAACAACCGTCTAACCAGAACTAATGCCCTCTGTGACATAGTTGTGTTATACGATTTCAACGAAAAAGAAAAGTCGGGTGTTCTTATTCCAACCGAAAAACTCGAATCTTTCACATTGAATGAAAATATATTCGGTGCTCTTCCAAAATTACGTTTAAAGTTCTTTGATACTGGTGAATATTTCAAGAAGATAAATTTTGTAATTGGTAAAAAATTATATCTAAAAATTACTCCGCGTCCAGCAGAAAATATGAAACTCGATTTCGTTCCCGCACCGTATATCGAGACTGTTTTTACTGTTCAAGAAGTTCAGACAACCTTTCAACCAAATATTCGTTATAACTATACTCTTGACTGTACCTATGGTTCTTTATCGTTCTTGAGCAAAATCTGTTTCTGGCCAAAAAGAATGCCGCCTTTAGATATTACTCCAGAATATCTCTCCAGCAAAGATGTTCTCTTGAAGGTTGCAGGCGAAGCAGGTTTCAATAAGCCTACATCTCAGCTTACCAGCGAACCGCAAGATAAAATGAACTGGTTAAGTACAAACTATACCTATGACCAGTTTATCAAGAAAATCGTAAGTCATGCATGGATTGACGAGGATGACGCACCATTCTATTATGTTGACAAGAATGGTACATTCTATCTTTCTTCTCTTAGAACCTGCGGTGAAAAAGCCGTTGTCGGAAGATACATGGAAATTACGAAATTACACCAGCTACAGCTTAAGAATAAAAACATTGAATCCAATTATAGAGGATATGCTGAAGGTTCCGTTCAAAATATGGGCTTTATGGCAAACGATGGTGGTAATGTAGCTGGAACTTATGTATTTAATCCGATGCATACTCCGATTATGGATCCACGTTACTTGAAACCGACAAGTACGCATACGATTATTCCATCATTTGACATGACTGTGCATTATAGAAAATATACTTCTAGCTCTACTACTCCTGCATTTGTCAATGGTCTCGATAACCGTTCGGATGCAAGTGTTGCCAATATGAAATATTTGAATAATGCTTTCCACTTTATGGAAAACCACCAGTTCTATGATGTTGCACCAGGACATAATAAAGCACTTATTAGACGTTTCTTCCAGGTATTTGCTGATATTGTCTACAACTGTAATAACCAGACAAAACGTGACTTTGAAGAAAACCAGCGTGTCAAATTATCTGATAAGATAAATATCGAATTCTCTTCTGGACTTACTCAAAATGATACTTCGATTCATACTGGTGATTATATTGTTGCTGATTTAACCCATACCTGGACGGTTGGTGGTGCATACACCATAAATATTATCGGTGTTCGTGATACTATCACGAAGGAAGGAAGTTTAATTAAGTAAGGTGAATATATGACAAATGACAGTGAACTCTATAAACGTTTTCGCGAAAACTTTGGTAAAAGTTTTGATGACTTTTTAAATGGCGCATATAACGAAGAATTACAAGAAGATAATAACCGTTGGACCGGTTATGTTATCGATAATTATGACCCTACTTTTAGAGGTCGTGTAAAAGTTCTCGTTATCGGTAAATATGATGATATTCCGGAAGCTTCTCTTCCATGGGCAGTTCCCGATATTTCATATCTCGGTTCAAAGGCCGGTAATTTTATCGTTCCTGAAACAGGTACTGTCGTTCGCGGATATTTTGATCACGGTGATATTCAAAAACCCATTTTCGATTCCGTAGCATATAGCGAAGATAATATTCTGAATTCGCAAGCAGCAGTTAGAAACCCGGCAGAATATCCGGATAAGATGATTCTTATGCAGACTGATATGGGTGAATGTCTTACCGTCAATAGACGAACTGGTGAAACCAAATTTGTTCATCGCTCTGGTACGACGATTTCGATTAGTCCTGTCGGTGATATTAAAGTTACAGCTGGTGGTGCTTCACAGATGGCACAGGTATCGATTGAATCTGAACTTGCCGTAAATGTCAATGCCAAGTCTATGGGTCAAATCAATATCCATGCCGAAAACGGAAATATCATGGTTGACTCCGATAAGGGTCAAGTCCAGCTCGGTAAAAACCTTGCAAAACAGTTTGTCAATAACTTACCAAACTGTATCGTAACTGGCGCGCCTCATGCGGTCGGAAATACGAATGTTACATGTTAAAAAGAAATCACCCATGAGGGTGATTTTTTTTATTTAATTATATTCCTATATTGTTCGCTGAAAGTTTCTAGTACATTTAAATGGGATTTAATTATTCTAGCAATATCGTAAACATTGAATAGTTGAATCGGTATTCCGTCAGCGTCCTTGAAAGGTATAAAAAATTCTGATGTACAATACAAATTGTTATATTTAATCGAATAGCTCTTTACCTTAAAATCAACGTCCGTATTTGAATTCTGAAGCAAAAAAGCACTAAGATACTTATGGACTTCCTTAATATATGACTTGGCGTCAGTGTGGAGTTCCTGCAATCCCTGGGTCAGTCTAACCTTGATTTTAACGACTGCTCCTTGTGGAGAAACAGATAAATCTAATAGAGCAGCGTTGCTGACCGGATGTAATGCAATAATCAGGTTATTGCGGACATGTGTTACTTGACGAGAAGTCAATTTAATAGGTTTAAGTTCTTGTGCCTTGTCGATTTCATTCTTACAAATTTCGGCACATGCGTATTCATCTTCGTTTGTATCGTACAAATCAGAAATAGTATCAGTTATCTTCTTGTTATCAAGTTCGGATTCTTCATATCCCAGTTTTTCAAGAATCGTGTGTACACGTTTCTTATATTTTAAAAAGTCTGTATCAGCTGTAGCTTCGTTCATAGATTTATATAGTTTTTCAATGACTTTGGAGGCGGGAGTATCGTTAATATAGCATTCAAAAAGTTGTTCCATGTTATGATCCACAATACCCACATCGCGATGAGTTCTAGCTAAAATCTTCTTAATATTATTACAGTAATCTCCAAAAATCATCTAGCAAATTTCCTTACTATATTTATAGTTTTATTTAAGGAAACCGTCTTGCCATAATTCGTAGATTTTACCAATTTTGTCAGTTAAAACAATGCCTGTGGCCTCGTCCTGGACAGTAATTTCTTCATTCGGATCCAAACATGCGTATTCCTGGTTGAAGAACTTAATACCATGGTCACGAATAACCTTCTTTCTGAATGTTTCATCACGACCGTCGATTTCATTCCAGGCAATCTTAGCCGGAACGAACGTATTGATACCAGCGAGAGCGCTTTGCCAAATCTTATAGAACTGGTTCATTCCCTTAGGTGTCGAGATAAGAATCAACATACTGGTCTTACGAGAAGCCTGGGTCGGAATAACCGACATCATAAAATCGTCAGCATCCTGTTCCGGCAAGTGCGCAAATTCGTCCACTAGCATAAGGTCAACGGATTTACCACGAATAGCGGAAGAAGAACTAGCAGCACAGAAAATCTTACAACCGTTATCGAAACCGATTGATTTCTGTGACCAGCCACCACGGTCCGGATTGATACCTTGTTGCAGCCACATAGGAAGTCTCAGAACTGCAGCACGAATACGGAGCATAATTTCAATAGCCTGCGATTCCTTGTTAGCCAGAACTGCAATAGTCTTGTCCTTGTGGAACAGTGCATACCAAAGAATATAAAGTGTAGCGATCGTAGTCTTGCCAGCCTGACGACCAACCGTAATAATTCTGTTATTTCTTAGAACCTTTTCGCCCTTGGAATCGGTCATAACCGTTCCGTCATCGTTTCTCATGAAATAGGTTCCGCAAATTACCTTGATGAGACGTTCCTGATATTCTCTCAATTTAATAGGCAATTCGCCATCTTCTGTCAAAATGTAAAAGTAATTGGCAAAGTGGAAAATATCCTTTGAGCACTTCTCGTATTCCGCCCATTGTTCTGGAGTCATTTCCACATTTTCGTTGTGGCCTCTTAGTGTATCGGTTCCTTGGAACATAGTTTACCCCTTCATAGCTTATATCTTATTTATGTCTGAATAATTGCAAAAATAAGGGCCTCTGGGACCCTTATTTGTTTGCCTAATATCTTTTATTAGAATGTCTGAATGAACTCTTTAAATGCGTCCAGAATGGCCTTAGAACCCTTCTTATCGACTTCCTTATTGAAAGCCTTCTGGCCAGCGATAATACGTTCACGCTGTTCAATGAAAAGTCCGGTATTTTCGTTAAGAACCCACTTGGAAACATACTGTACGGATTCATACATAGCGTCAGTATAAGCGACCTGGGCAGATGGCATGTAAACCGAGTCGATTGTGACAAGGTTATAGTCGTCAGCGACCATGTTGCCTTCGGTCAAATTACCGGTACCACGAGACGAAACACCCATACGAACACCGTCGAGCAAGAGAGATTCGAGGAGCTTGCCGTTAGGAGTATGCAAAACCTTTGCCTTACCCATAGCGAGATTACCGTCCATGTGAAGATCAGTAATCATGATTGCTGCTTCACGAGGGTTGATTTCGATTGTTTCAGGGTGATTGAGTTCGCCAAGAGCTTCACGTGATTCGATGAGCTTCTGGAATTTATTAACTTCACGTTCAATAATTGCCTTAGAATAAGTACGACCATTACGGTTTACTTCTTCAGCCATCATGAACGGACCACTGATATACATGGTCTTCATGTTGTTGCCAGCATCTTCAAGCATAGATTTTGCTTCAGCGCAGGCTTCTTCGCACAATAGCTTTTTTGCTTCCATAATTAAAATCTCCAATGTTGTTTACTATATTTATAGAATTTTTACAATTTTTCTGGAGATTTAATTTCAGCTTTGCCTTATAAATAATATATAAAATCATAAAAAGGGATTTAAAATGGAACATTTATTCAAAACTGACGATTCTAATATCGCATTTAGTCAGGATGAAGCTTTCGATAACATCATGGAAGCGATGTCACATGAACCCAACTGGGTCAAGGTGATGAAGTGGGCTGTAAGTATTCATTTCAACAGCCCGCATACCAATGATGGCCAGCTGATTCCTTCTCACATTGGTAACTATTTCTCGACAATTCGTTTCAAGAGCTGGAATAGCAATAATAATCCTGCTCAAGGTCAACGTCCGACACAGCTCGCGCTTTATTATGAAGGTCGCTTGAAATCTGAAATTGTTCATGGTTCTACCACGATTACTGATATTCGCCCATTCACTATCATGTATGCTATTGATGGTAAGGACGAAATCAATGCGGTAATCAAGGATAATAAGGCATTCCTTAAGGCTTTGGAAACCGGTACTCCGAATTTCTCCAAGATGGCTCCTGAACTTCATAGCCTTGCTCAAAACTGTGTTCGCTACGCTATGGTTTACTGGAAGAATGACGCTCATGACGCTCTTATCGTTAAGGGTTCTCAACTTGAACGTTTCGGTGAAATCTTGAAGGACAGTACACTTGCTCCGACTTCTGTTCTTCGTGACGGTTCTAAGAAGGGCGGTGTTGGTACTGGTAAGTATATCACCCCGCAAGGTTATGTATTCACTGTTCCTGCTGACAAGGTAAAGGTTGCTAATGAATTCATCAGCCAGTGTAACTGGTACGGCGGTGTCGAAACTGAAGTTACCGATGAAAACGGTCATACTTCCAAGAAGAAGATTGGTTGGGGCACGAGTACAGAATTTCCGACAAAGACTCTCGAAGATGGTTCCATGCTTTGCGGTGTAAGTAGCCATAACGAATTCGCTAATGTCATAATTAACAAGCTCCTGGATATGGGTGTAATTGAAAATGACAAGGTTGATAAGGTAAGTCTCTTGACCGACGGTGGTCGTCAGAAGGCTGGCGGTATGAATGCCATTATCAACAAGATTGCAAACGGTGATTCTCCAGATGCTGCCTCTTCTAGATCCAGCAAGAAACCGCCTGTTACGCTCGCTTTCGATACTGAATCCTTCGGTATCGGTGCCAAGCTCACCAATGCAATGGTACGTAAAGCTACTCTCTCCAATTCTCGTTCTACTGCTGATATTTCTATTGACGATGACGCAGAATCGGTTACGATTACCGGTATGGCTGAAAAGGATGTCGCTAAGATTATCGCGTTCCTTGACGCTAAGGGAATCAAGTACAGCAAGATGTAATCTTGTTCAATAATTTAAAAAACCAGGTGAATAACCTGGTTTTTTATTTTATGCAATCTTGTAGTATTTGGGGAAGAAATTCATCTCGCCAAAGTTTTCTTTCTTTCCAGCATATATCGTATAAAGAATATACTCGTCTATTGCCTTATTGACATCAGTATAATTTTTCATTAGGCAATATCTACGCATATTATCTAACCATTCCATATACAGCTTACCGATAGCATGTCGTTTAATTAATTCCTTATCTTGTTTATTTTTTACCGGAGCTTCTGCTGCGTCTCTAAATGCACTAATATCTTTGGTTTTCATCAAATCTTCAAAACCCTTCGGCCATCTAAATTCGCTTTCATCATAATTAAAAATACCCGTACCATTTAAATAATAGTTTAACGTATCGTATGCTTTTCCAAGCATAGTCTGCGTATTTTCTTTTTTATTAAAAGATTCTACTGCAATATCAGCATTTACAAATTTATTTTCTTTACCAAATGAAACTTGTTTTCCACCATAATAATCCGCTTCAATACTTGCGCCGGAATCATTATTGAATGTAGTGAATTTAAGTCTGATAATATTATTTTTCCCGTTCTCGATAACATTTACATAAATGTAAATATTACCCATGGTAACTTCCCACTTCTTATTCCTTATGACAATATTATTTGTTTTATTTTCATTTGAAACATGTGTATAAGATTTAACAGTGTCCCATTTAGAAGAATTGAGCTTTAATGAAATAAGTCTTAATTTATTCTGTTCTGTCTTTTTATCCAACCATTCTCTATAATCAGAAAGAGAATTAAATTCAGTTCTCGAAAGTTCATTCTTTAGATTGTTGTCATAAACTACAATATCAGCCGGACACCAAGAATTTATATTCTTAAATTTTCTATCTTCTTTTTTATTTGTCGCATTAAATTTAGCTCTAATTACAGGGCCAATACCGTTTTCAGAAATACGTTGTCCTTCTTCCACGGACATATCCGACATGTGCATACTCAATGCGTCCAACTTATTAAATACTTTTGCACCGCCAGATACACATTTAGAAACTGCACCATAAAGATTATCACAATACCATTCAAGCAAATCATAGATTCGTTGCTTATTATTGTATAATGAAAAATGAAAACGATTATCAAGATTATTCAGGAATCGCAAATCGATTTCATCAAAATCATTAGGCATCATATAAGCCGTAAAAAGTCCAACTGCCTGACCTGCTTCCTGTGTTGCGGTACCTACTGAACGCATTGAGGCGGCGATTCCATGTCCACGCAAATACCATGGAGCGGTAGAATACAAAGTTTTACCGTTAACTTTCAACATGTATAACTGTGTATCATGCAATCCTTTTTCTTTTACTGGATTTACAATCTTTAAAGCATTGGCATGCAAGAATTCCAACACACTTTCTTCGCACAGTTCAATATGACATCCTTGTGGGCCAATATACTGCTTTACCGTTTTCATATTATAACGATGGTTCGTAAATCCTGTTCCAACAGTATTATGTGTTGCTGTAAATTCAACTACTGTAAACTTTCCCAAGTTTACTGTTTTCTTAAGACGTTCAAAACCGTCCGCTCTACTTGCTTTACGTTCACCTGGGTAATAAACTTTAATTTCAGCATATTCCAATCCAGAAAATGCGTCTTTAATTTCTTCTTTTGATGATACTTTTATACTAGGATCTGTATTCTCGTAAATGTTTCTAAAATCGCCTAATGCCATAAAATATTTATAAATAATATAAATACAATAAAAGGTTTAAGGAGATTTTTATGAACTTATTTGAAGCTAAACAAATTGCGGAAAGCCACGGTTTTACAGTTAGCAAGTCAAAGAAGGGCGGCGATGACAAGGTTCCGCCTTGGGCTAAACTCGATGAAGGCAAGAAGGGTGGTGACAATGTTCCGCCTTGGGCTAAGCTCGAAGAAGCTAAGGCTATTGCTGAAGAAGCCGGTTATAAAGTAATCAAGGAAGGTTTCGGAACTGCTGAAGGTACACTCTTCACAAGCATTTGCGAAAAGTATATCAACAACGCATATTTCGTTACTCTTGCTGCTCAGGTTGGTCTCAAGGCTGCTATCGCTGAATTCCTTGAAGAAGTTCGCGAATGCATCGGTAAGGGCGTCAGTGCTGAATACTACAACAAGTTTGCTCTTCGTATGAAGGCTTGCAAGTCTGAATCTAAGGCATTGTTCACTATCACTAATGCAATGTTCGCTGGTCAGGGAATGGCTCTCCACTAATCGAATAGCACAATAAAAAATTTAAACCAGGCCCCTAGGTCTGGTTTTTTTCATAAATACTAAATGGACGAAGTAATAAAAATGCTCAAAGCCCGCAGGATTTACTTCAATCCTATGTCTGACCATATGTGTTATTTCGGAATGGATGAAAACTTTATTGTCGGAACATTCTCTTTCTATGGCTCAGAACCATTATGTAGGTTCTCATATCAAGATGGTGACATTAAATACTTCAAAAACTTCAAATACAATGAAGCGGAATTCGATGAAGAACTAGAAAAAGCCGGAAAAGCATATATTCATTTTAAAAATGCTGAAGTCGAAAATATACTTTCTGTATTAGATTAAAAAGAGGTCCCAAAGGAACCTCTTTTTAAATTTTGTTTATCAATCAGTTACGATTACTTCTTGAAAGGACCGTCAACTGTATCGTCAGCGATAGCGGTTGCATAATCCGGGCTGAATACTGCGGAAGCATCCGGAGCGGCAGAGAATGCAGAAGCCTCAAGAGTTTCGTTCGGAGTCCAAGCAGACTGCGGAAGAACGTTCAAGATACGCTTGTTGAGAGCATCCTTACCACCGGAAAGTTCGTAAGCCGGCTTCTGAGTGTAATGGTAGAGACCATCAGAGTAAGCCTTGCCGTAGAATTCCTTATCCTTAACCTTGTCATCAGTATCGAGGAAGTAAGCAGAAACTTCCTGGTTGTAATCGTTACCGAGATTGTACAAATCATTTCTACGTTTCATAATATATCTCCTTAATTTTTCCTATGTGAAGATTAATTCCTTCACACCTATTTTATTTATAGAATTTTTCCGGAAGAACTTGTTAAGAAATATAAGAAATAATAAAAAATGCAGGTTTTTACGCCTGCATTTTTAAATGTTATTTCATTTTGACCGAATCTATTACCAAACGAGGTCAGCTTCAGAGGATTCAGCGAAGAGTCCGTTGAACTTGAGCAAGCGGTAGTAGTTTTCAGCACCGAGCATGTTGTGAGCAAAGCCATAACGGCTCATGATACCAACACGAGGGCTGAAGTCATTCGGGTCAATAGCCTGGTTGACAACACCGGTTACGTACGGACAGAAGATAACACCAGCATCATAGAGGCTAGAGCCCTTGAATGCGAGGAGAACTTCACCGTTGTCGTGTTCACCGAATTCATCAACAGCGTACTGGTCACAGAAGACCTTTACAACACCGTTAAGGGTACCCATTTCCGGAGTAACAGCAGAACCGTTAACTTCGTGAGCAACCTTGGTGAACCATGGGTTAGCGCACTGAAGAACAGTAGCAACGTCCGGGGAAACAACTGCAATGTTAGCAGCGCCACGACGAGTAGCGGTACGGATGTCGTTTACACCCTTCATGATGTGGGTGATGATCATACCGAAACGTTCCTGAGAGTTGCGGCCAATGAAGGCGTCGTTATTGGCGAGAGTTGTATTAGCCTTGTTGAACACGCGAGGTGTGCAAAGAGCCTTACAACGACCGATAGTTTCACGGTCCATTTCAGCGGTCATTTCAGCCTGAAGGACGTTAATCATTTCAGTCATCATTTCGATACCCTGCATAGCCTTAATATCGGCAGCAGATTCGAGAGAGAAGGAAGCAGCGAGCTTACGGCTCTTAGCAACGATGGACTGGCGGCTGAGCATAAGGCCGATTTCCGGCATCTTACGGCTTACAGACGGGTCATCAGAACCAAAAGTCGGGCCAGTAATCTTCCAACCTTCAGCGGACTGAGTGTCAACGCCGGTACCAGCGTCCCATTCACCAGACTGGTTAGCGGTAGAACCGGTATAACCAGAGAAGCGAGGAACAGCCTTCCATGCGGCTTCAACGAGTTCGTTCGGGTTATTTGTCTTATAGATGTAACGGAGTGCGAAGGCAAGGCCAACAGGACCAGTCAACGGCTGAACACCAACGAGAACGTTAGCGAAGAGCTGCGGGAACACACGACGAACGAGCGCGAGAGAAATCGGAGCGAAAACGCCCTTAGCGTCGCCACCGTGCGGAATGCCCTGGTCGAGACCAAGCGGAGCACCTACACCCTGGGTGAAATCTTCAGTGAGAAGTTCTGCACCGAGATTCTTAGTCTTCTGGTTTTCAAGAAGACGTGCGGTATTATAACGTACAAGGGAGTCCTTGATACCAGCAACGGAAAGTCCGCCCGGTGCCTTGGCCCAAGTATCTACCATAGTAGCTTGTGATTGTGTAACTTTCATTTATTGTTTCTCCTATAAAAATCGTTTATACTTTATTTATATGAATTTTTTTGGAATTCTCGTAATTAGCAAAACTGGGACGCCCTGTATGCTGTAGAATCAACATCAGGTTCCTGTTTTCTAAAACGTTCAGTTAAAGTTTCAGCAGTAGTGTCTTCGACAAAGCGAGACTTGCGGACCGGGCGTTCACGCTGCTCAAAGAGCTTTGCACGTTCACGACGAACCGTTTCATAATTTTCTGTTTGTTCTTGAACCATCTCGATATAAGGATCAATGTCGCGCTTGGTTTCATTGAGGCTCTTGTCCTTGAAGAACTTCTTAACCTTTGCACGTTCTGCGACGCTCAAGCTAGCTGTCTTTTCAGCGATAAGAGACTTCTTACCGGAAATTTCAACAAGTTCAGCAAGACGCATATTTTCGGAAACCTGCTTCTTCAAAGATTCTTCGAGTTCGGCGTTAGTAGCCTTCATGTCACGAATCTTCTTGGAACCAGAGAGATCCATCGGAACATATTCTTCTTCAAAGAGGCGCTTGATGCCATCGATGATAGGAGCATAGGTTTCGGTCATGGCCTGCTTCTTGATGAGGCTTGGGTCAATCTTTTCATTGATATTATATTCGAGGTACTTGTCAAGGCCAGTAATAACCTTTTCTTCGAGTGCTTCAAGCTCTTCGCCGTACTTTTCCTTGAATTTCTTTTCAAAATATTCAAAGATATACTGTTCGGAGGCGTCTTCGAGCTTCTTCTTATAGGCTTCAACCTTTTCATTGGCTTCCTTTTCGAGAAGAGCTTTCTGTTCCGCACACCAAGTATTAGCCATTTCTTCTACCTTAGCGGCATTCTGTTCTTTGGCTTCTTTGATTTTTGTCTGAGAAAATTCGTCGGCTTTCTTAGCGAGATCCTGGGCAATCTTTTCTGTCTGCGCTTTCACCTTTTCATCAACCGCGGCCTCAAAAATCTGTTTGATTTCATTAAGGTCTTCGGCTGAACATACGCCTGAAAGCTTAGTTAGAAATTTTTCCATTGAATCCTCCAATATATTTAGTTTTTTAAAAACTTCTATCGTTTTTATATTTTATTTATACTTGAAAAATTGGAAAATTCGCCAAAAGACAAAAGGACCACATGATTAATGGTCCTTATTAATCTTAACTTTTTGAATATTTTGGTTATTCTTCGTCGAATGTCATTCCGGCAAGCTCTGTCTGGGCATATTTTACCAGATCTTCAAGCGGAACTTCGAAATAATCAGCCTCTTCACTATTAGTATTCTCATCATAATTGATAATCATATTGTAAAGAACTTGGTCATTTCCTGATTTTGCCGTGAATATATTATATAAGTCATAAGGCGAAATAATGAAATTCTCGACATTTCTGTCCATAAAGTCCAAAGCTTCGTCAATCGACTTACCTTCCAGGGCAACATTCTTGGTCAAAAGGGCAAAATCCTGTACGAACTCGGTATTTACCTGCTGTTCGAATGGAATTCTCTCAGAATCTTCCTCATCCCCAGTCACCAAGCTGGATGGAACGCCATTTTCCAGATAATCCTTAAGGGTTTCGACGTCATTTTCAGAAATCGCATAGGAAATCGGGTAGTCTGGTGTAGCCCATTGGCCATCGGCAGAGTTCGGATTCTTCAAAATATCGCCTGAACGGTGCAAATCACGCAACTTAACGAAATTTGGATTCTTCATCTGACTATTATATGTCTTCATGACATCTTCCGTATATTTGTCATTCTCACGTCGCATGGCTGCAGCTTCAGGATCGGTGTCCATTTCTTCCGCTTCTGAATTTTCAAAGAACTTAATCAGTTCATCGGCCGCATCGATAGGGTCTGTCTTTCCACCATTATAGAACGGAGCAATCTCGTCACGGTTCTTATTATAATAGTCATAGACTTCCTTGCTTCCCTGCAAATCCAAAGCGTCAAGGACGTTATCGATAAAAGTATCGATGTCAGAACCTACAGATTCACGGATTCCATGAAGTCCAACCTTTTCACGCCCAAAGTTTCGAGTAAGCTCGAATTTGATACACTGTGCGGCGTAATCGGTATCGACTTCATCATAATAGTCAGTAATAATATCAAGAATCTTACCGATATACTTCTCAGTATCAACGCCAAGTCGCTTTAACTGCTTAAGGACAGCGGTAGCGTACTTTTCAAACTTAGTCTTGAATAGTGCCGGTGTTTGGAATAATTTATGCTCGTTCATATACTATTTATATAAAAAGACCGGATTTTACTCCGGTCTACTATATTATATAAATGTCCAGAATTAGGTCGTAACCATTTCGAAGTTGGAATAACTGAAGGTACAGCTACGAGTAACCTTACCGTCCTGTTCGGCGCCGAGGTCAGAAGTAGCGATAGTCTTCGGGAATACACGGTAGAGAACCCACTTGATAGGGAGGAGCTTCTTCAACGTGGAATCGTAAAGAAGAATTTCAACCGTAGCGGTGTAATCCTTAGCGTAGTTAGACGAAGCACCACCAGTTACACGACCAGCAACATCAATATCGTTTTCAAAACCCTGGCTGAAAAGCAAGTTAGCCCAGCGGTGCAAGGCAATAGAAACGGACAAATCCTGGAATTCATCGAACTGAACCGTGAATTCACCGGCGACCGTAGCCTTACCCGGATAGACGAGCTTAGAACCCATGTAATGAGTTTCGATAGTATTGAATTCCTTCTGAGGAATCGTCATAGTCTTTGCACAGAGCATGAGCTCTTCAGTGTCAAGAATATCTGAAAGCGCAGAACCTTTTTCATACAAAAAGTTAACCTGGAATAGATATTGCTTAACTAAGTCTGGCTTATTTACAATGCTTGTCGTAAAAACCGACATATTATTTTGTCCTGCCATAAAAATCTCCTTAATTATATAAGCTTTGTATTATTTATAGAATTAAAAAATCTCTTTATGGCACGAAAATTTAGAAAAATGCCAAAATTAGCCAAAACTTCCGAAGTTCCTGATATAAATAATATATAGTTTACATAAGTGAGTGAGTGAAATTTCTATATTTTTTACATTTTATTAATTTTAGGAGATACCTATGGCAAAATATTCAGTGCCAGGAATTCGTTTTACGGAAATTGACAATACAATCCGTACTGAATCCGAACCGGGCCTTGGAATTGGCGCTATCGTCATGAAATCCAACAAGGGTCCTGTCAACCAGCGTATTGTTACCCGTAATTATAATGAATTCGTAGAAGTCTTCGGTGAACCCGAATCCTTGACCGACTACGGTCACTTCGCAGCCGAAAACTATTTCGCAAATTCCACCCAGCTTTTTGCCGTTCGTGCAACTATGGGTGATGAACAGTATGCACAGCTTCAGTTTGCATATCCGGACGCCGTAGACGTTAACAAGTCTAGCGACACCGGTGTTTTCAAGTATGTCGACTCTCAGTCCGACTACCAGCTCAAGCTCATTCCGAAGCTTAGCACAGTTGATAAGAACATTGAGTCTCTTACTGGCAAGGGCGAATGGCAAGTTCCGACTGGTCTTACCGGTGATGACCCAAGCGACTCGTTCTATCTTTACAAGGACGCACGCTATGACATATTCAAGGACATTTTCTCTAAGAGTAACGACGTCGTAGTTTATAAGACTCTCGGTCAAGAACCGAAAAACAACAGCGACATCCCTAAGGGTGAACACGTTAATTACCCGAAGCGTTGGGATAATGATATTGCTGTCGTTGATGAACTTATTTTCACAGAAGAAGCATGGAATACGCTTTCTGCTGATAAGGACATGATTACCTATACAACCTCCACCCCAGGTGAAGGCGGTAAGCGTGAAATTATTATTACTATTCCTGCTGATAATACCTTGAACAAGAGTGCTACAACCATTCAGTTCTACGGTATGAACTCTGCCGTTAGTGGCTGGGGTACTTCCGGTGTTGCATATAATGAAATCTTCACTAAGGAGAATTTCTATGACCCGAATGACCAGCTCGATGATGCTTGGTCTAATCCTACCGCTACTTATCGTGCAACGCAGGCATATAAGATGTCTATCTGTGACTGGGAAGACCCAGATACTCCGAAGACATACTATGTTGACGCCGATTCTATCGATGATGATTATGACCAGAGCTCTGTTTCCGGCATTGCTTACACTGAATATGGCTACGTTGATGAAACTTATGACATTATCAGTGATTACGTTGTTAAGGAAGTTAGCGATATTCCGGCTGGTCTTCTCAAGATTGAACCGATTGCTGATATGTACAAAGATACTACCAGCGGTTACGATCCGGTAACTCAGAAGGATAACGTATCTCCTCGTGATATTGTTAACCGTGTAATGGACGATAACGGTATTACCGATATTTCCGAAATCACCAACTATACATACCTCCGTTATGTAAGTGTTCTTGATAACTTGTCTGTTATCGAACGTATCGTTAAGGAAAAGCCGGAAGAATTGACAAAGAAGATTAACACCGACCTCTTCTACCTCATTGCCGATTCTGACAATAATGTGTTCAAGAAGATTCCAGTCTTCGAATCCGATCAGATTGCTCCGGCAATTAATCCGATTGTTCCTGGCTGGCAGTATGGTCCTGATAATAGCAAGACTGTTGATAGCATTGTTGCTACTCCGACCTCGTATCTCGTCAACTCTGTTGACAAGACTTACGCCGACGGTTATACAGTTTTGACCCAATCCGAAGATGAACCTGGTAACGGCGATATTGAAAAGTATGTCAGCCTCCCGGATCAGCTCGTCATTGCTTCTATTGGTCCTGGTAAGTATGGTAACGATGTTGGTATTTCCATCATCACTACCGAATGTGCCAATATTAAGGCTCTCCAGCATCAGAATGCTTTCAACTGGAAGTATGCGTATGATGACGAAGACCTCGTTAACAAGGACACTACCGGTATCGACCAGAACCCGCAGGATTTGACTTGGAAGAAGGTCTTCCGTATTAACGTTTATGTAAAGAACAAGACCCAGACCGCCGCTGGCGCATGGGGAACCGGTATGGATGCTCTCTTGAAGGATCCTGCTGAATCTTGGTTCGTTTCGACTGACCCGCTTGCTAAGGACGCTGACGGTAATCCGCTCTTCGCTCCGACTGTAATTAACGGTCACTCCGATTACATCTACATTTCTCGTAATTCTACAAATGCAGCTCTTGACTGTAAGGGTAACTACTTGCAGCCTAAGCAGACCTACTCTGTTTACGCTCTTGAAGGTGGTCGCAACTCTCAGAAGAACAACATCTCTGAAAAGACCGCGGCTCTCAACTTCTACCGTGACCGTCAGAAGGCTAATTTCGACATCTTGTTCAACGTAGACGCTATTGATACATTCAATGGTCGTCAGCGCTACAACGCTCACCAGCGCAAGATTGCTGAAATTGCTGCAAACCGTACTATGGATATTGGTGTTGTTCAGGTTACTTCCAAGGCTGCAAAGACTTGTAAGGCCATGATTTCCGAAGCTAAGATGTTTACATTCGCTAATGGTTCGTATATCGCTGAATACGGTGGTTACGATAAGTATTACAATGCTACTCTTGCTGCATGGATTTACTTGCCGAAGTCTGTCGCTGGTGCATGCGCAATGGCTCACTGCGATACTTTCGATTATCCTTGGATGGCCCCTGCTGGTGTTGCACGTGGTACAATCCCGTACACAACCGGTCAGTTGCTCCGCTTGAGCGATAACGAAATCGGTCAGCTCTACGATAATAACGTCAATACAACCCGTGACTGTGGTGGTTATGGTGTCGTTCTCTGGGGTCAGAAAACTGCTCTCAAGAAGAACAGTCTCCTCAACCGTATCAATGTCCGTCGTTGCTTGAACTACATCGAAAAGCAGCTCGAGAACATGATGACGCCTTACCTCTTCATGCAGAACTCTGTTAATACTCGTTCGTCCGCACGTAATGACATTGACTCGTTCTTGCAGCGTGTTAAGGCAGCGGAAGGTATCGAATCTTACGCCTTGAGCGTCACTCAGGATCCTGAGGACCCGACAATCATGAACGTAAATATTCGTCTCGTACCTATCAGTGCAATCGAATTCATTGATGTTAAGATTATCATTAACCGTAGCAGTGGTGTCACAGTCGCTGAAGGTTAATTCTTAAGCAAAACCTTATAATAAATCACCTATCGCAAGATAGGTGATTTTCTTTATGATATAAATATAACATGGATTATAAATTATCGGAAAATATTGAAATGAGTGCCTATGAGGCAACGCTCACCTTCGACGAAAACGTTAACCAGTATGCGAATTCTGAAAACTTTGAAGTCAGATTATATGACCTCTATACGAATACAACCCGTACAATAAACTATAATGAATTTCCTGGTTATGGTATTACAAATACCGATAGCGACTTGGCAAACCGTGCGAAGAAGAGCTTTTATGACCATAATGGCCTTTTGATGTATTTCGATGGACCAAACAAGTTTTATTTCAAACAGTTATTGCTTTCCAAGAGTCCAGAAAATGCCGTGGTCGGTTTCCATAGTTCTGAAATAACAATTTATTTTTCCGATGATAAGGTTGTTACATTTAATTCCATTCTTCTCCCAAAGATTGTAAGAAACGAAAAGATTGTTCAGGTTGATTCAAGCTTGCCGGATCCTGTTTTGTCTGCTTCTAACTTAAGACAGGAATTCGATTATAATAAACCCGTTGACCCAGATTATCTAAATCGTGTTGTCGCCGATTATGACCCGGGTGATACTAACGGTATTTACGTCAATACTTTCAATAACGATACCAATGTTCCTTGTTATTACAGTCAATTATCTGCATTTACAGATACTGTTTTTACAGAATATGACCCGATAGAACTTTCCGAGCCTGAATCGTATATTTACGATGAGACCACGAACGAAAAATATGACATATATTATACTTCTGGTCAAGATTCGCCGAAGACATCAGTATTTGAATTTGCTGATGGCTATAATACTGAACTTGTTTATTATGAATTCAATCAATATCTTTCTGCAGATGACGGAAAGCTCCATAAGAATAAGCTCGTATTTAATTTGAATGTCAATGGTGTTCCTGCTCCTGAAATTTTGGAACCGTTACAAATTGAAATTATATCTAATCCAGATAGTGGTATTCTTAGTAAATCCAATAATACTGGTACAATGCATGTTATAGTATATAATCCAAATATTAACTATCGCGACACCGCACCAAATATAGTTATTACTGGTAATCCAACAACAGTATCTGAATATGAATATGATAAAGATACTGGTTATCTTGAATTTGATATGACAGTATCTTTTGGCGACGTTAAGTCCGATGAAATAGATAGTAATTATTTCTTAAATAGAACCATTACTATCATGGTTACTGCATCACTAGATGATGATATTGTCGAACCAGTAAGTGCTCAAAAAATCTGGAGATATAAGAAAACGCCGTTAAATAAGTTAGATATTAAAATAACCGACTTTCAACCACCTACTGGTATTCTAACAAATCAACAAACTGGTAGTATTAAATTTAAAATCACAAATTCAAATAGCGATTTTATTATTACTGAAGATAATACGAAAATTGAACTTCATGATACTCTTGGTATTCATGATGACGAAGAAATTACCGTAAATATCGACGATTCAACAGAAAATACAATAATTGTTGAATATGGAAATATATCTATTTTAGTTGGTGATGATTTAACCTTACATCTTGAAGCTGGCATTTATGATACAAATGATGACTGGGACGCAACCGAGGTTAAAGAACAAACTTGGGCAGAATCCGATTCACGTAAATATACAAAACGAACTATAAATTTACAGCCATTAAAAATTACTTATTCTGACTATGAATCTAATGAACCGCCAGCATACGAAGATGGCGTTCACTGGTTAACAAATGACCGTGACGATTCTGATTATCCACAAATTGGATATGTATTAGTAACTATCTATAATCCAAACGAAGATTATAGAGATTCAGATAAAATTCTATGTAGTTTAACTAATGTACCTAGAAATGCAGCCTATCAATTTAGTGATAGTAGTTATTCTTCTAATGGTAAATGTTATTTCACAATAAATGGTGTTGAATTAACACGTACTTTTAGTGCAACTTCTGCTACTACTAATGCCTATTTAACTTATGATTTTTCGGAATATGGTTATGATGAATCACAAGTTAGACTTGATACTGAAATAACGAAAGATTCTGAACTATGGAAATATAAAGTAATTAAGCCGGATATTTATCCATATGATGACTTTGCACGATTCAGCTTATATTGTCTTTCCGATCTTACATTAAATGGTGGTAAAATTGGAAGTAAGGATATTGCATGTAAAAACTTGACCGTTGAAAACCAAGCAAATGTTTATTCAGATGTATATGTTGCCAGCGGATGTTCTGTTACTTGTAATGCAACAAATACATTCCATGGTACATTACATACACAGAATCTTTACGTTAATAACCCTAACCATTTTGAAGATGCGGTTTATATCAGTGAAAATTTAATTGCTGGTGGTGGTCCAACTACGATTCCATCTGCATATATTGCCGACGGATGTCATGTTGAATTAAATAACGGTTCTATAATTGAAAATCGTTATGAATGGTCTAATCCAACATTCCCAACATTATCTGGAATACCTACGGAACCTGTAATTGTCGGTACAGAAGATGTTTATGGTGCTAGACAATTTGGTATTAACGGTGCATACACTGCAGAAAGCTACAGAAATTTAAATGTTGGTAATAATGTGGTACTTACATTCTATCCTGGTAAATATTACTTTGATAGTATTAACCTTGGTGTTGATTGTACTTTCGATATTCATAATGATGAATCTACAGAAACCGAAGATAAATCCGTTATGATTTATACGAATAACTTCCAAGCCGGTGACAGATTTAAAATGAATCAAGATAGCAATGGTCCATTCGACTTCCGACTTTATTATGGCGGTATTGCGACTGCATCCATTGGTACTCAAGGTTATTCAATGGCTGGAACCATTATCGCACCGAGTGGAACAGTCAGATTCAATAACTTCTTTACATGGGTTGGTCATGTATGGGCCAAGGAAGTTTATCTGGCAAACGGTGCCTCAATCGATAACAACAATACATAAAAATAAAACCTGGTCAAAAGACCAGGTTTTTATTAAGGTTAAACTTTAATTAACCTTGTCCCATTGGAGGAATACAGTTTCCAGGCATGCAACCAGGGCCCAAACAGCTTCCGACCTGAGTATCAGGACAAACCTTCCAAGGAGTCTCGAGAACGTGTGTATGTCCATCGCCACAAGGCTGAACCACGCCGTTAAGAATCAAGTGGGTATGTCCGCCAACCTTCGTAATCGGAGTCGGAGCATTAAGGTTAGCCGGTTCGCATATTGCATCAGATGTCCAGCCATAGCCGAATTCGTTCCAAATCAAGAATTCGTGATGGTGCGGACCCATAACATCTGTACCTGAGAAAGTATCGGTACGTCCAACCTGGGACGTATTCTCGTTAAGGGCAAGCTTAACTTCGTCATTAACGTATTCTGAAAAATTTTTCTTCATTTAAAACCTCTATATCTATTTATAATTTTTAGAATCCAAGGTCATCTCCGCCACCGGCTTCATCACCCTTATCACCGCCTTCAGCAGCGACAGCTTCAGCCTGTTCCTGCATCTGGCGAACTTCATTATCCAACATCTTGCTGTTGAGAAGAATTTCCTGAGTAGACATACCAAGAATCTTTTCCATGAAGAACTGCTTGGAGAAGAGAGGACCAAGTTCGTCAGTACCCTTAATATTTGTCGGAGTCGGCAAGAACTGAGAAAGGGTGTTAACGACACCGCCACGCTTTTCAGCCATGGCCAAATCACGCATACGCTCGAAGTCAGTTGCCGGATTCAAATCAATATTGTAAAGGGCCTTATCCAAGAACTTAGAAGGATAATTACGAACTTTCAAATGAACAAGGAAGACCTGAAGAATAATATCCGAGAATCTCTTACGGAGTCTGCGGTTCATACGCTGGAATGCAACTTCTTCAAGGTTAGAACCTTCAACACCCTGGTTATATGCAGCCTGACCAACTTCTTCAGCCTTCCAACGAGCCTGAGGAATTACGAGAGCGTCCATAACCATCTTCTGGAACATGTAGACGTCTTCGAGCTGGCCAGCGAATGTAGCACCGGAAGCAAACGGTTCAACAGTCGTACTATTACCAGAGTCATCCTTTGCGAAGAAGAAGTCTTCAGTCATAGCCTGAGTATTCTTCGTGGAGTTAATCATACCGGTATGGTTATCGATTGTCAAATTCTTACGGTACTTTGCGCGGATTTCCTGCACATAAGCTGCAGCCTTGTCAGGAGGCATACGGCCTGCATAAATGTTAAAGATACGCTTTTCAGTTGCACGTGTAATACGATAAACAGTCAAGGCGTCTTCAATATTCCTCAACTGGTTCAACGGGCGAATTGCAGGTTCCAAGTGTCCGCGAATATCGTTACGGTTCGACCATGGCTCACCGTAGTTTACGTATGCAATCTGGTTCGGGAGGAACTTCTTGATTTCATCGTTCTTTTCTTGCTGACGGTTCAAGAAGTTGATATTCTGAATGAATCCGTTAATATTGTCGGAATCACGGTCATAAATGGTGAGCATTGCCTGTGGGGCAAGCTGAACAATACCTGCAACCTTGTTGCCAGCATCGTTAAGGCAGATTTCCCAGAAAAGCTCAGCATCGATAAGCCACTTCTTGTAGTAGTTCCAGATGTTTTCCTTACCGATAACACATTCGACAATATAATCAAATTCCATCTTCAAGGCACTGAACTCAGTGTCAGTGAATGCGGACTTGAACGGCTCTGCAAGGTCGAATTTCGTAACGTTACCGTAGGAATCCGGACAAACGGCTTCATCGCTCATAATATTAAGACCCTTCTTAATCAAAGGGTACAATGCCATGGAACGATACCAGCTAATCTTCTGCCACTTGTTGGTGAAAAGGGTTTCAAATACAATATTGTTGGAGTCGTAAGGAGTTGCCGGGTCATAATATCCGTTATTATATCCATTAACTAAACGGTCCCATTCTATGGTATCTTCACCACGACCATAAGAGTTTCGGGCCGCTTCAACTGAACGAATTTCATCATTCGACGGCTTCAGTTTTAAGAATTCATCGCTAAAAGGGTTAATAAATTGTAGATTGAACATAGTTTTCCTTATCTTATAATCTCTATTATTTATAAAAAGACAAAGGCCTTATTGAAAACTATAAATATGTATAGATTAAATAGGATAAATATGGATAATACAAGCATAACTTTCGAAGATCTATACTCAAACTACCTTTCAATGATTTCATCCGATAAACGTTTCAAGAATATCGGCTCTGCTACTCTGATAGGTATGTATCTTGAAATGTTAGCTGCAACTTCTGACATGGCCAGCTTCAATATTCAGAGAATGATTGAAGAAGGTTTCTTCAGAACTGCACGTCTTGATTCCAGCTTTATCAAGTTATGTAAAAACTGGGGCTATGCTCCTCGCCGTGCGGTTCCAGCACAGGGCGAACTTATCGTAGAATTACGAGGACCATTCCCGAAAGAATTAAAGAATCTCCCTGCTGGAGAAACATTTACTATTGGCCTTGCAAATGACCAGTGTAAACTTTCGTTTTTGGATATGCCTTTCCGTCTTACAGACTCGCTGAAATATACTTTTTCTGAAAGCGATATTAAGAATTGTACGAATAGCACATGGTCCAAGCGATTCAAGAGTGTCAAAATTGACAGCTTGACCAATGAATTCGAACCGCTTGAATTAACAAGAGATCCTGTAAATAGTGCTACAAGATTTCCGATTAAATGCTACCAAGGCGAAATAAAAACTGTTGTCTTTAACGGTGAAGAATATATCACTGAGTTGAACAATACATATGAAAAAGGTTATCAGGAAAAACAAACAGACATTAACCTTGGCCAGCGTTTTGATATTAATGACCTGACTTTCAGTAACTGGTATGGTATTCGTGACCCGTTTGCTGTTAAATACAGAAGAAAGAATCTCGATAATTCATATTCTCCGAATAATGGTCTTACTCGTGTCTATACACGATTCAAGAACAGCTCAGATATGAAAATTTTTGACATTGAAGACCGTTCTATTTTGTTGAACAAGAAGATTCTCGAAAACTTTGATGCTATTCCGACCGGAGATTCACGTCCGTGTATTTGTTGTATTGAGACAAATCCGGATAAGACTGTAAGCGTCAATTTCGGACCGTATTCTTATCTTTCCCAGTTGGCTATCGAAGGTCGATACAACGATAAACTCGATATTACGGAATATCCTGATTTGTATATCGATTATCTTTCTACCAATGGTGCATTCGCAAATAAAAACGGTATTAAGGAAAGTAAGCTTACAAATAGCACAAAGCTCTACTTGCACACTTCCATCGGTGTCTTCGATATTACGAACAATATCAATTTCTTGTTCGCTGGAGACCTTATCGGTGGTGAAAACTTTGAAAGCAAGGAAGACATGTATGACAATGCAGAAGCCTATTGGACTTCTCAGTTAAAGCTTGTTTCCAAGCGCGACTTTATCAACTACTTCAATTCATTGACTTCTCCGATTGATGTTCTCTGTGCGCTTGTTTATGGTTTAAGAGAACTCGATACATCGTTTGAAGTCAACCAGTTTAAGAAACGAAAAGACCAGGTGTATGTCAATACAAAGGACATAAACCTTAACTATCTTTTCTATACTCTTGCAAGCCACATGTATATAAACGTTGGTAAAAACGTTTATATGCCGCGAAATATTTTTGTAAAAGACAGCCAAGCCGAATGGATAAATGACGGTTTCGTTCCTGAAATTGACAACATGGAAAATCCGGCAACTATGTATTGTGATGAATACAATGCACATATTGCGGACTATATCAAGTCTCTCATTTCTCCAGAAGCATTCTACAATTACTATGCACTTTTGACGACTCCTGGCACTGCTGAAGATAGTCAATTCCTCAAGAATATCCGTGAAGTTACAGAAAACATTAACCGTCTTACCCCGACCAATACTGTTGTCATGTCGCTTCCACCATTCCTGCATTACTATGACCTCGTTGGTACTATCGAAGTTGATGCGGGTACTACCGATCTTGAAGATTACAAGGAAAAGTTACAAACAAAGATTTATAAGTATCTCGATACTCTCACTCTCGAGACTCGTGAAATTTATAAGTCGAACCTCATCAAGCTCTGCATGGATGAAGACCACGTTGTTAATGCAAATCTTGACTTGAAGGTTTCCGATATTATTTCTCCTACATTCAGTCATAACTCCTGGAATGAAACCGACCAGCTCGCTGGTGTTCGTATCATTCTCAATATGGAAAAGTTGACTGACGCATACAAGGAATATAAGAATATCACCAACTATCCTAACGATTTGATTTTCAATGAAATCATTATTCCTAAGACAGACTCCAACCAGAAGTGGTTTGATACGAACAATCTCACTGAAGAAAGCACGCTCTATATTGACTTTCAGTATTACGCCTACATCAGTGGTTATAACAAAAACAATATCAAGAATACTGTAAGTCATGCCAGTAAGTTTACTTTCGAAAATGATCCGGATTCTAAATATATCAAGATTTTCCTTCATACGCCATACATCGGAAAACAGAATATTCTTCCTCCGATTATGACTACGCACAAGATTTTCAATTCTACTACAAGTTATCTTGATAACTATGCTGCTGCTGAAGAAGAAATCGAAGCACAGTTAAGGGCTGAACTCATTAAGTATAATGAAAATCCAGATACTTGTAAGATGTATAACATTCTTGCAGCTGATGGTGAAGGCGGTTTCAAGACTGTTGCTTCTTATGGCAACAACTACTGGTCTGATTCCAAGTATGAAGTTACTGAATCTCGTGCAACTGAATATGGATTATCACTTGACAAATTGAAAGAAGTCAATGATACTATCGTTGAATGGATGAACGGATTACAGGTTCGTAATACTGCTGACCGTTCCATTGATTTACCTTATACTATCAAGTCCTTTGACATTGTAACGCGTTCTGAAACTATCATGCGTCGCGGCGACTTGATTACCAACCTCAACGATACTCTTTCCGAAAAGGGTTTCTGGAATTATCTCATAACCACAATCCTTAACAAATACTATAATAACAGCATTACTGAAACAACTGAGATTTACAGTGATCCTTGGAAGAAGGCTGAACTCTTGATTATTGACCTTTACAAGTTATTTAAACCAGGTATCACAGATTCTATCCTTGACGACAATAACAATGTTGTCAATTACTCCATGGACCAAGATATTGCAATAATCAGATGTAGATTTGATGTCAAATACCAGAGCAGAACATAAGTATAAATAATGTATGGATTATACAGAATTAACAACTGAACAACTTATAGACCGTTTTCGTGCATTCATGAAAAACAAGGACTTCTTCGAAAAGATTAAGTCCAGTTGTTTTTATCCGAATTTTATCAAGATAATGAGTGATACTTGTGATCAGCTCAATTTCTATACCCAAAGAGCCGCTGAAGAACGTCTTATAGATACGTCCAAGATTAAATCCAATGTCATTAAGCATTGTGAAAATCTCGGATATGGTCCACGTCGTCCGATTCCGGCACAGGCAGAACTTATTATTCAGTTAAAAGGTCCTTTCCCGGCAGAAATCAATAAACCGGGAACTGAAATTTTCTTTAATCAGAATACCATAGATTTGTCATTCTCGGATATGTCATTTATTCTTGACAGTAGCTATTCCTATGTTCTTACGAATGAAGATATTACATACTGTCATGAACCTGATTGGCAGAAAAATCTTATCAATGCTGTTCCGCATACAAACAGTGTTTATATGCCATTGCAGGGAATGAACTTTGTTAATTCTGAAAATGTAACTGCTATTAAATGTTTCCAGGGCGAGCGTGTAACCTATAAGGTTGAAGGTCAATCAGTTCTCAATAAAATTGGAAAACCGCGTCAGTTCTTCAATATTCCAGATAAGACATTCTCTAACTGGTATGGCGAACGTGACCCGTATGCTTATAACGGTGACCGCAATTATGTTCAGAAGAACAGCTGGTGCCAGGTTGGTATCGGCGAAACCGAAGAAGATGCGCTCAGTGACGAAAATATTTTTGACATTGAAACACATTCCATAAAGTTGAATAAGAAATACAGAAAGATTAGTCCTGAAACTTCTGATATTATCAAACAGAAACTTTATGAAATCGTATCTCATCAGAAAAATCTCGACGTGAATTATTTCGAGCAGCAGATGAAAGAAATCGTTGCTCTTCAGTTGAGAATCTGTAAGATTACAACAAATCCAGATGAAACCGTTAAGGTCTCGTTTGGTCATGACCATAACGTTGTTAACGGTCTTATGAAGGCAGACGACAATTTCTATATTCGCTATATTTCCACTAATGGAAAGGCTGCAAACAGAAAGCACGTTGTAAATGCCAATATGACCGTAAAAACTCCGATTTATGCAAGTGTCAACGGTAACGTTATTGATATTAGTGCGAACGTATCGTTTATCTTGAATTCCGATATTTATGGCGGTGACGATTTCGAATCCATTGCAAGTATGAAGGTCAATGGTCCTGCATATTATACAAGACGTAATAAGTTGATTATGCTTCCTGACTTTGAAAACTACTTCGGTACGCTTACTGCCCCGATGTATGTTCATCATGCCTATGCTTCAGGTCAGCAGGAATTTGAAAAATCGCAGATAACTGCAAAAGAATATCCGTTATTACAGAATGTAATATCTTATTCTTTGATTGGTCGTCTTTATATCAAGAATGATGGTGATTACTATCCTCGTGATATTTTGAATGATGACGATATTTCAGAACCATATACTTTGTATGGTGCCGAATATCTTAACCACATTACAGACTACGTGAAATTCCTAATTTCTCCGGTCGGTTATTATCATCATCAGTATGCAAAGAATCCTACCGAACAGTGGATTAGAAACGTTCAGCTTATCCGTGAAAACTGTAAGGATAATTTGCCAGTCAACTCTACTATTCTGAGTTTGCCGCCGTTCTTGCATTACTATGACCTTGTTGGTACTGTCCGAGTAAATTCGACCGCAAACCTTCAAGAATACAATACGAGAATGAAAAACAAGGTTTACAAATTCCTTGACGATTCTCTACGTGCTACAAAGAAGGTTTATAAGGCTGATATTATCAAGCTCTATACAGATGATCCTGATACGTTAAGTATTGACGCAGATATTAAGGTATCTGATGTTATCAAGTCTCCTGAGTTGGAATACGAATGGAGCAATCAAATGAATAATACCACATACGTTGCTTATCTCGATAAAACTCTACAGACCTACACAGACGCAATCGCGGAATACAATGCTACTCATCCAAGTTCTAAGTTGGTTAATGGTGCCGATATTACATGGATGACAAATCCGTTCAATGTCATTCAGTTGCCTAAAACTGACCTTTATGGTAAACAGTTGTTTGACAAAACCGTTAACGGTATCAATGTCAAGATGACTTATTCGTTCTACGGTAAAAATACAAAAAACACCTATCATAATACGGTTATGACTCATTGTAATGCTACGGAATTTACAGATGAAAATAATAACACGTTCATAAGACTTGAATTGCCGATGGTTTATCAGTCGACTTCGAGATTTATCACAACAAATCCGGCCGGTTATGAATTAGTCTATACCAAGCTTGTTATTCCGAGCTACAATGATTTGGCTTCGACTTCGCAGTTGGATTCTCTGAAGATTAACACGTATAAGCTCAAAAACAATACAGACCTTAAGAACATCAAGTCATTAGTAAAACAGTGGCTTGAACATGGTCGTTTGAGCCGTAGTGCTGAACGTGCAATACGCCTGCCATACCGAGTGACAATATTCAATGATGATACTGACGCACGTGAAGAAGAAATCATGCGTAAAGGTAATATAATCGGTGAACACGATTATACAATTTCAGAAGCTTCATTCTGGAACTATATCGCCTGTGAAAAAATCATTAAGCAATATTATCCAGATATTGACGAATACACACATCCCACAAACGAATACTGGGTTGGTGCATCTCAGCTTCTCTATGACCTCTATGTTTTGGTCAAGGCAAGTATTGATGACTCCGTTCTCGACGATAACAACAACATCACCAATTTCTCGTTGGAACAAGAAGGTGCTGTCGTTATCAATAAACTCAATGTAATTCAATACTAATCGTTTCGATTTTTATTAATTAAAAAACCTACTCTTTTGAGTAGGTTTTTATTTTTGAGATACATAAGGATTAGATTATGTAATATCCATCCGGATCCATCTGGCTGAGCGACGGAATTTCGTTTGCACGATACAACGTAATTTCGCCAGGTCTTGTTGTGTTACCACCAGAAACATAGTTGCCACTCGGAGCAGAAGTTTCGCCAGCAGTACCAGAACCCGGAGCAGTGCCTTCATAAACAGGAATACTCGGAACCCAATCACTGAAGAATACGTTATCGTTGAACTCTTCGAGCGGAATAGAACCACGGTATCTGATACTCAAGGCTTCTTCACGTTCGTGAGCTTCATAAGCAGAATAGGTATATGTAATCTTCTTACAAACGTAGTTAGTGTCCATAGAAGCAGGTGTCCAAACAGTCATCTGGTGAGAAGCACCGGCAGAAGCATAAGGACCAACGTAATAATACTTAAGCTTACAGTTCTGAGCCGGAATATAACGAGGAGCCTGACCAGCATAACGATACCAAGGCATAACCTTGTTAACGAATGCCCATCTATGTCTAATGGTATTACCAACTTCAGTGTCATACTTCAAGTTTCTAATCAAGATATTGATTTCAGAAGGAATTTGCTTACCGAAGAGAAGTTCATTACTTGCACTCAAAGCATTCTGGGTAAGAGAACCACTTACAGCAGTTGCAGCACTGAATTCCAATCCCTTATTACCGGTATAGTTATATAAGTCAACACATTCGAAGAGATGGTTAGCAAATGTAATCTTATCCAAGTTATTGAAGTTGTTCGGCATACCAACGGTATTAGCAACATAGAATCGACCGTTACTGTCAAGATCAACGGCAATAGTCCACTTACCACCGTCAGCATTAACAGCATTCGGAATAAGTTCACCAGTAACGTCACCGTTACGGTCACGGAAGATAATACCAGTCGGGTCGATAGTAACAGACTTACCGAAATCATTAGAAACAATGTTAGAACCGGCGTCATGACCATCGTCACAGTTACGGAATATCATCTTACCCTGGTGGGCATAGAATTCAAGAGCATTGTAACAGGTTTCACCAGACTTGTTAGCACCATCGCCACGAACACGGTCAATAGTCTGGTGCATAGTTTCGATTGTTTCAAGTTCTGGTTCTGTATATTCCCTATCACCCTGAATGAATGTAGTACCATTGAAGTGACCGCAACCGTAGATAATATCTGCCGGAACGTCCTTATTGTACTTACCCATCAAAACCTGGTGTTCGTAAGTAGAAGCCTTACAATATTCACCACCAAGAATAACCGTATTCTTACCACCGATAAACTTATTGTGGTGACCACCAACAATATTAGAATTAGTCGGCTTAATAGAAGTCTTGAACAAGGTGAAGTTCTGGCTTTCAAACGGTGCATTCTGCACGTATGCGGTAGAACGCTTTGTCTTCAACGATGTGGTGTATTCACCCATGTTAAGTTCAGAACCAAAGCTGTTCATGAACATGAGTTTCAAACGAACCATATCAACCGGACGAGAAGTAGATTTTAACGTTTCTGCGCCGTTCTTATAGGATGCACCCTTAAGGCCCTTAATACTGAAGTCAGAACCATAGAATTCACCATAGTAAATAGAATCAAGTTCGCTCGTACTTCCCATAGCATTAGAAGTACCGACAAGACCAACAGCGTTATCAGCATAATTGGAAGTACCGACAATACGAGTATATTCGGAATGCCAAAGATAAACGTCACGAGCATTGAAAATCTTAGACTTGCTGGAGTTAATAACTGTAGAACCCTTAACACGGACCGGACCACGGCTCGTTGCATTATCATCAGATTGCAACTTATAAGAGTCAACGATGAAGTTATTAGAACAAGAGAACAAATCAAAATATTCACCGCGGAAAATGATATTATTATTGGACTGTACGTCAGACTTAATCGGACGTTCTGCAGCGTCTATGCTACCAAGAGGCAAGCCCTTGACACCAAGGAATCGAGAACGCATGATAGAGTTCTGGTCAGATTCAGAAATATTACAAGTATAGTTATCATATACGCCGTTGAAATACGACTTATAAAGTGTACCCCAACGAGAACCAAGAATCATATCATCGTAAGAACCACGCAATGTGACATTCTTAGCATTGAACATCATAGCTTCCTTGGTATCTTCAAGAAGTACGTTAGAAGTACAACCAAGGAGCAAGGAGTTGAAAGCCTGTCCAGAGAACGAGTTATCCTTAGACTTAATCAAAACGTTCTCATAGGAGTTTCCGCTAAATCCATTACAATGCGATGCAATAACTACGAAATTGTTAGAATTTTCAGTAGCACTGTTAGCATTAGAATTGATGAATGTATTATTGTGGCTATTTACAATGTTAACATCAGAGAACAATAACTTATTATTATTGGCATTACTGATTTTGTTGCTCTGTGCGCCATACAATCTGTTAGCATTACCACCACTCAGGATGTTATCATTAGAATCGAACAGAATGCTATTCGAAGTACCCTGAGAAAGGTCGTTTCTATTAGAATTATAGAATGCGTTATCATTATTCGAAGCACCCTGTCTAATAGTGTTATCATCAGAATTAAACAATACGTTCGGCGCATTGTAGTTCGGGTCTGTAATTCTGTTAAATTCAGAGAAGATCAAATGGTCTTTTGCATAACCGTTAATCTTGTTATCAAGACCGAACATATCAACTGCAATCTTGTCATTTTCAGGAACATGACCAAACTTGAAAATAGGCGCATCCGCAGAAGTAATGGATTCTGTGAACAACTTATACGGGTCACGACCTTCGCACTTAACAGTCATACCGACTGAGTATGCCGTAACGTCTTCATTAAGAGCAGAAGTTGTATGAACTGAAGTCATCAAAATCTGCGGAACATATTCCTTACCTTCATCCGGGAATTTATTGATAGGATGAATAAGAGCTGCAGCATTGAACTGATTTTCTGCGTCATCTGCGTCAATACAGTCTGCGACAGTCAAAGTCTTAGTCATGCAGATTGCACCAGAAGGGCCAAGCTGAAGTTCATCGAGAACTTCCTTATTCTGACCGATTGTAAGACCACCAGAAAGGGTCTTAAGACCGTTATTGACAAGAGCAAGCTTACTGGCAATATCAGAAACCGGTTCATAGGCACGCTGCGGACGACCTTCATTATCATCAATCAGAATTTCTGTAATATCTTCATTCGGGCAATCGGTTACAGTGAATCGTAACTGACACTGGAATGTAACAAATTCATTCTGTTTAGCAAGCAATTCAATACCAGGACCGATATTATCGCCTTCATTTGCGGTTTCCTGAATAATTTCAGCAATACCGACAATACTTGCATCCTGACGCTGGTTAACGTTAAATGTTGCTTCCTTATTTTCAGCATACTGCTTACCGATAAGAAGAACGTGACGAATACTAATATCATTAGTGATGTCACAGTTAAGATAAGTACGGTCAAAGTTGAATGCATAAGTTCCATAACGATGACCATGAGGATCAGTCATAAGTTCCGTAGAAGGAACATAGAAAGCGCCATACAAGTGTTCCTTGTAATTAGCTGCTGCTTCCTTATATGCTGTCATCGAAGCTGGCTTAATCTGATAATCACCTGCGGCACCTTCAGGATCTGCGGAAAGTTCATAGTTAACACCACGCATGAACAATGTGACGTTTTCGCTTTCCAAAAGATATTCCATTGGAGACATATCTTTTGCTTTTGCCATACTTTCGATGTCTTCCCAGTCAGCCTGTAAACCGTTTGGACAAATAGCATTCTGTGCTTGTTTATTTGCTACAAGACTAGCCAAACCACCAACAAGTACGTAGCCTAAAATGGCAAACTTGATACCTCCAGTCTGGCTTACAAGTAGCGTTCTACCTTCTTTTGTAAAAATAAATTTACTTTTAATTGAATCGGCCATGTATAAACCCTTATAATATCTCTTAATCTATTTATAAATAATTCATGCTGAGATATGTTTGTAAAATTTGTGGAAAAAGCTTTGAACATCATACCAAATATGGCCTCCATATCAAGAGAGACCATGGTTTTAACAACGTAAGGGAATATTACGACAAGTTTTTCAAGAAGGAAAACGAGGGAAAATGTGCTATTTGTGGCAAACCGACCAAGTTTGACGGTGTAACCAAGGGCTATAAAGAGACATGTTCAGTCAGTTGTGCCCGAAAATTGATAAATCAGAACCAAAAAGATGAAGAGTTTCATCTAACTTGTGCCATTTGTGGGGAACAAGTAACAGGTTCTGACGAAGCTGTAGCATCAAACAGGCTCAGAAGACACCTAAAAGAGCATCATGACTTAAATACTATCAAGGAATATTACGATAAATACCTCAAAAAGGAAAACGAAGGTATCTGTCCAATATGCGGAAAGCCAACAGAATTCAAAAGTATCAATGTTGGATATTTTACATATTGTAGTAGCGAATGTGCGGCTGAAGGAAATAAGCGAAACGAAGACAGCGAATATTCAAAACGTCAGGAAAAGAAAAAAGAAGCTGGCATATTCCAGAGAATCATTGACGGTATTAAGGAAAAATATCAAAAGTTCATATCTGGCGGCGACAAAATGGCTAACTTCAGTGACGTTCGCCAGGATAAAATGGATGTCAAGAATATCAAGAAAGAACAAACCTTTGATAATCCCGACAATCCTGAAAAACCTATAACGGTAAAGACTGAAATTTCTTGTGTTTCTAACCCTGAATGGGTAGGAACTCAGACAGAATTCGCACCAAAAATCGAAAGTTGTACAGTAAGACCTCAAACTCGCCGAAAATATAACAGTTATTACGATATTGATGACGATCAGGGCTTCTCCTGTAATGAATGGTGCTAATATTCAAGTTATAAATATAGTAGTATGGAAAAAATAATCTGGCAAAGATTCTTCGAATCATTGGAAGACCCTTCTGGACAGAAGGGCTTGCGTCGTCTCGTCAATAATGCTAATATGCTGGCGAGCGGTTTCGAAGCTAACGGAATACTCAATGAAGCCGCAATGTCTCTTAGAAACTTGAAAAACAGCGGCAAAAAAATCAACCTGTCAATGCATGACAGGAATATCGACAATATCCTAGTTTTCGTTTTTCTAAAATCGATTACTACGATTCCAAGAAAGACAAAGGCATACAAGCTCGGTCTTATCGACCGCAACGGTGCACTTATCCGCGAGCCCGTTACCAAGGAAGAAAATGACAGTATTTCGAATCTTGACCTTCTCATGTTCAAGCTTCGCGAATGGCTTAAACCGAAACTTCCATATCTTTCTTCCATTACCTGGCTCCAGAGCGTTTATAACAACCAGCGTATTCAGAACCAGCTTGCAAACACAAGCATGTTGGCTCGTCAATACGTAGTCCGTCAAATAAATTCACAGCTAGACGATTTGTTAAGGAAGCATTAAAATGACACCATGTCCTAATTGCCCACAGAAACAACAGAATGATTACTTCAAGTATGGTTTTACGTTAATGAATGGTGCGATTTATTGGACCAAGATACCAGAAGTGAAACAGTGCTGTGCTATCAAAGTGAAATTAATCGATCATACCGCCTCTAATGTTACCGTGGAATACGAAGGGAAGACTTATGTCAGGACCCGTAAGGATTTCATGGAATCGAGTTGGCGAGACATCGATTCCTATTAGTCTTATGCAATATACAAACAAGAAACGCCTCAAAATCCAGGAAATTGAAATAAATGACGAGATAGCATCAAGTCTATTTCTGGAGTGCAACCGCTTATTTTTTGATAATAAAATCCCAGAAATACCCATAGAAATCATAGAAAGTGATACTATGAATGGTGATTTGAAATATGATGTTGACCTAAACAACAAAACCATTTCAAATTATAGAATACAGATTTCAAAAAGTAGAAAAAGAACTAAAAAAGCGTTCATTTCTACTATGATTCATGAAATGTTGCACTATGAAGTAGTTTCTGAAATTCCTTATGAACGTATTGATGAAGCTGCTTGGTATTATCAAGAAGGCGACATGGATAAGTTCGATAAACTGTTATATAACAACAAATATGCCCATACCGGTCTTTGGGCTGAAAAAGCCGACAATATAAATAAGTTATACGGCATTAAAATCAATAAGGCATAATTATGACAGTTGAAGAAGCAATAAAAATTTTAGAAGAGAATGGAATGCAGCTCGACGAAGACTTCGGTATCGGCGTTGGTGCTCCTTGCGGTTTAGACCAAGGAATTCCACATGGCGGTGACGGTAAAGGTTGTTGTCCGCAACGCATGGGACTCATGTTCCATCGTTCGCCATTTTCTGTAAATCCGTTCTTTGCTGGTGTTCCGAATGCACATCATCCGCAATACTGGCTCAATCAGATTTCAAAGAAAAAGAAGAAAAAGAAAAAGAGAAAACTCAAGGAAAGTTTCTCCGTTATTGGTACATATAACGATGATAACGAAAAAGTTTATGAATTTGACGACGGTACTTACATCCGTGAAAACATGGACGGTACCATTACTGTTGTTGATGAAGATGGAGAATCTCGTTCCTATCTATTAGACTAATATGGAAGTTAAAGCAGAACAGTTAAATATTCTTTTGAATGCGATTAAAGACATCGTAAGGTCGAATCATTGCCCTGAATGGGTTGCTTCGAGACTCACTGCTGCCGTTAAAGCTGCAAAAGAATATAGAAGTAGTGAACCATCGCCGGCTAGTTCGACTAGCCAGTATGTAGTGGACGAAACTATACGTCCATTTATCGTGAACGAAGAAGTAATAAGCAATGTTCAGAATGATATTTGTCTTTACAAGATTGTAAATATTCTGGATCCAGTTGGCGGAATTACACTCTACAACCTCCAGATTTTAAAAGGCAACAAGGATAATCCTCCTGGCATGATTGTCCATAACATTCCAGAAACATTACTTCAGCATATAAAGAGATAAAAATGTCAAGACCATTACCAAAAAATTTAGTCGCTTCTCGTGAATTAAGAGCTCGTAGGAATCGTATTCGTACGGATTATATCAGAAATTTACGTGAAGAATCCGAAAATGAAGTAAATGAATCTGCAGAACCGTTAAAAATTCCAAAATTTACTATTCCTGAAATTCCAAAAATCGAAAAACTACAAGCCACTTATACCAGTCCTGTAGTTGAAGAACAAAATAATACTTTGGATGATTTTGAACGTGAATATCAGGCTTTTATCGAAAAACTTAAAAAGGAAAAAGAAAAGAAAGAATTGAAAGAAGAACTCAAGGCTTTCTGTAAAGAATACATCAATGAAGTTCTTGGTATTAATCAACCTCAGGAAGAACCTGAACCTGTAGTCGAAGAACCAGAAGATATAGTTGTAGATGAACCTCTGTTTGCAGATGTTGATGAAGAACCAAAATCTATGGAAGAAGAATATCAGGATTTCATAAATAGTTTAAAACAAAGAAAAAAAGGGATAAAACAATGAATAGATTTGCAAAACGTTACGAAGAAGATACATCCACCTACTCCGATTATGACAAGGCTCGTGCAGCAATGGCCAATACGGTCCGTTCTTACCCAGCTCGTTCATATTCCTTCCGCACTGTCGGTAATACCGATTCCTTCGAAAAGGAATATCAGGCATTCATCAACAAGCTCAAGGCACAGAAGGAAGAAAAGGCTGTCGAAGAAACTTCTGTTGTCGAAGAAACCAAGGTTGAAGAAGTAGCTCCGATTGTAGAAGAAACTCCAGTTGTTGAAGAAACTCCGTCTCCGAAAAAGCGCAAGAGCAAGGTTACTGTTGAAGAAACAGTTGCCACTGATGATACTCTCTTCGGTTAATTATAAATAATATATGAACGATTTACAGAAATTGGCATCTCAGTTGCTCACTGGATATGGTGTTGAAGGCGACAACGGTATGGATAAGCTTGGTACGGTAGAAGCCTATACGGTAACTACCGATAACCTCATATGTCCGTGTTGTCGTGCTAAATTGCGTCTTGTTGACAGTTCTAAACAGGAATTCGAAGATGATGACCTTGTTAATGTTACCGAAAGCAAACAGCAAAGTATCAATGAAAATAAGATTGCTGACTATTTGCTTGAAATCATCGAAGACGCGGCTCAGAATATCTACAAGGACGAACTTGAGGTCGAAGAGCCAACAACAGATTCTATGGGTAATATAACTGACGATTACAATGAACGCTTCCTCTATATGAGTGACAGTTTGAAGAAAATCGTCAAAACCAAGGCTAACGCAATAGCCAACATGGTTAAACAAAATGGAATTGAAGTGTCACCATTCTATATCGAAAATGAGATTTTCTCGGTATTGAAGTCATACGCTTATAAATAATAAAAAAGAGGAATTTAAAATGAACAACCAGTTTAATAATGCATTATATCGCGCTTCTGCTCTTCTCTGCGAAGGCTTTGGTGCTCCTGAAGAAGAAGATCCGACATTCACCATCTCTACTGAAGAAACTCCGGCTGGCGTTCCTACTGTAGAATCTGACCCGACTGCTACTCCTGCTGAAGAAACCGCTACTGAGGAAGAAGAAGGTGAAGAAAAGACTTATGATGTCGACGTTGCCAACCCGGTTTGCCCGTGCTGCGGCGCTCGCTTGAATATCATTGATACTACCGAAGAAACTCCGGCTGAATCTGATATTACCGATAGCGACATCCAGTCCATGGATCCTACTCTCGAACCTAATAATTCTACCTACGATGTCAATGACACTTTTGTAAGTATCGACAACATCTCTACCGACGATGACGATGACGAAGAAGAAAAGGATATGGATGAATCCTTCATGGACACTCTCAAATTGAAGAAAGATAAATTCTTCGGTCAGGACAAGTACAATGAAAAATTGGCTGAAGAACTTCAGAATGTAGCTATCAATGACTATCCGACAATCGTCAAAGTATTTGCTGAATGGGGCTTTGAGGACCAGTTAAAAAACTTTGGTCGTTGGGACGATTTCGACACTGACTATCCGGGTGAATTCTGGGCATGCTTGCAGCAGGCATTAGGCTGGAAGGTTACTGCCAACGGTGACGAACACGGCGACGGAAGCTGGGTTATCATTAACGGCAAGAAGTGCAAAAACGCTTTCCAGGCATATATTGCAATGCAAAACGGCTCCTTCGAAGGCTAATCTAATATTAAATCTGAATTTCTAACCATAGCTCAACCATGGGCTATGGTCTTTTTTATAAATATATTAAAATAAGCTTATAGGATTTTATGAGATTTTTAGATTTATACGAAGGTAAAAAGGATAATAATAATAGCGTAGATGTTGAATACACCTATGAAAATGCCTTAAAAGATATAGATTCAGATAATCTGTATAACTTGGTATGTAATATCCACCGCACAAAGCATAACAGTGGTGTATCTACCAAAGGTTTCTATATTGGTGGCGATTTTATTGAATATAAAAGTTCTCAATTCGCTGAGCTTTCTAAGAAACTTCGCGCCAAATATGGTGATAAGCTTGAATCTAAATTGTTAGAACTTGCAAAGAAGCGTTATCAAGAAAAAGTTCCAAATGAAAAGACTGCCGAATCTGATAAGATGTTAATCGATACTAGTCTTGCAAAGTATTTACAGAATCCTAAGCTTGCAACAACCAATGGTAATTCTAAAAATCCACATAATCTTGTCGATCCTGATAGATATGAAAAAATTGGTCAAGCTCTTGTTTATAGAACATCGGAATTTGTAAGTAAATTAGCTGATACTACTACAAAGATTGATGAAAACAAGTTCAAACAGTTAATGATTGATGCGTTCAACAAGAATGAAGAAGAAAACTTCCTCTATGGTATTGTTGACATCGAAGCAAAAATGCGTATTGACGCTGCTAAGCAGACAGTTAGCCAAACAGCAGGTAACAATGACGCAAATAATAAGTTTGGAACTGAACCGAAGGAAAAGAAAGAAGATAATAACGAAAACGATGAAGAAGACAATGAAATGCAGACAGATTCCTATTATTCTAATCTGTCTAAAGAATTGAAAATGACAAATCTTCTTTTTGAATCTGAAAAGGTTCCCCGTCGAGTAGAACAGTTTAGCAGTAATGCACGTGTTGCCTTAAAACAGGCTGATGCCGTTGAAGCTACTTGGCCACGTCAATTTAAAACATGGTATGACAAATATAAAGCAGCATTTGATAAGGGTGTCAAGGAAGCACAAGACAAAGTTCGTAAAGGTGGTGCTGGCGATGAAAAATATATTCCTGACCCGCTTACTAACCAAAAGATAAATATCCGTAAAGGTTGGGGTACTGGTGGTCCGCAAGCTTTCCTTGATGACCTCTATGCTAAGCACCCGTCTGTAAAGTCTGCTGCTGACGCTATCAACAGTGGTAATCTTACCATTTTCAATATGGGCCCTCGTCTTATTCTTGGTCTCTGTAAAGGATTGTCCAAAGGCGGTAAACTTCTTCAAGAAATCAAAGACGGTTTTGCTGAAGGTTTCAAAGAAATTAAAAGTGCATTCAAGTCTGGTGGTTCTACAAAGGATTATGAAACCCATGTAGAAGAAGCAATGAATGAAGGCAATTACGGTGAAGCTGCTGCTACTCAGTCTGTTATTATCGCTGTTGACTGTTCTCAGCTTCTCTCCTTGATGGAAAATGGTCCTATCGGTACAGTCGATTTTGACAATAGTACATTCTCTACCGCTAACAGTAATGATCAGTCTTCGCTTGAAGTCGCTGTCCAGAATCTTATCGGTCAGTTGAGCAAGTATTCTGAAGTTTATGAAAAGTATGAACAGAATAAGGATGTCAAGGTAAATAAAGAAGCTTCAGATACTGTTGTTGATTCTGGTAATGATGAAGAAAAGAAAAACAGTGAGAATAACGAGGAAGAAGACACCGAAGAAGATTCCAATATTTCAGATAATACAAAACCTGTTTATCGTCCATTCACACAGTTCTTAACTGAAGCTGATGATGATGAATCTCAGGCTGATAGTGAATCTGAGTCTGATGATGAATCCAAATCTGATAGTGAATCTGATGACGATGAATCTCAGACACAGGAAGGTCAGTTTAATGCTACGCTTTCTCAGATGTCTGCCGTAAAGGAAATCTTTGATGATTATCTTGATATTCCACGTCTTAAAGAAGTTCATGACGTTCTTAAATCTTTCATTGATAGCGATGAGCTCAAGAACGAAAATAATGGTCTTGATACGTTGAAGACTATTATTAACCTTTATGACATCATGATTAAGGAAGACCTGAATTTCGACCTCAAGAGTGATAGCATAAAGAACTTTGTTGACGGATTAAGAGCAATAAACGAAGTTAAGGAAATTCCAAAGATTGAAAACCAGCCGATTAAGATTTCTGAAGACATCAAGAAATTCCCAGCTATGGAACACAAGGGAACTGCAAAGAAAAAAGTTTCTTCTGAAGAAAATGCAGCTAAACTTGCAGAAGCTATTAAGACAGATTTTGTAAAGCATGTGATGAGCCAGATTTCTGATCTTAATAATTTCGCAAAGAGCTGTAAAAGTGATAAGTGGGTAATCGAATATCAGAAAAGACAAAAAGAACTTTCCAGATTAAGCAGCGTTCTTACAGAACTCCTTGAAAATGTCTATGGTAAAGGCGAAATCGGTGACTGGTATTATGCAGCATTAAATGAATCTGAAAACCTTAATTACATGAGTAAACTTTATAAGCTCATGGTAGTAGCTTCTATCATTGTTGCACAGCTTGAAGACCAAGCTCAAGGTGACCGTGAAGACGAATCTGTAAAGGTAATGATTCCTCCGAAAAAACAAATTATTGGTACTGTTTATCGTAGTCTTTATGAAAAGGAAGCAACTCCAGAACAACAGTTTGAAAAGGTAAAACACAATATTACAACTTTCGAACAGAAGCTCAACGAAGTTGACCTGAATAAAATTCTTCCAGCAGATCCAAATGATGAAATATACAAAGTAACTGACCCTAAAGCATTCAATGAAAAAATTAACAGCTTTGCCACACGTGCAAATGAAGGTCTTACTATTCATCTTGGTACTGAAGGCAATGGTATTATTTCCATGGCTCGAAACATTGTTGGAAATAGCCTTGAAATTGGTAAAAAGATACGTAAAAAACTCTATGAGTCAGATTGTAAGAAGATTTGCACAATGTTCAATGAAGGTACTGATAAGAACCGCGAACATTCTGACCTCTTCGCTTACTATGCTGCCGCATGGGCAATTTTGGAACCTGCAAAGGAAGCACTTACAGAAGGAGAGCAGACCGAAGATACCAAATTGCGTCAAGGTCATTACGAAGGCAATGAAAATGATGACTCTTCGGAAAATCAGGAAAATAACGAAGGTCAGGAAAAGAAAGAATCCTACCAGTTTCCAGGTGTTTCACCAGACTCATTGATTAATGAAATCTATAAATATATCAGAGGTTCTAAATGATAACAGAAGATTTTGAAAAACTTATCGACCATCTTTATAATGCCACTCAGGATTATAAGATTATTGTCGAAGATAACGACCTGGACGTTGAACAGGCCGCAGAAAAGGGTAAGGATATTCGTACTATTATCCGTGACGCTATTAAGCCTCAGGTTGATATTGCGACATCAGTTATCGATTCTATCGGTACAAGTTTCGACGATACCATTAGTCAGACCAAGCGTATGAAAGATGCTATCGACCAGATTCAATCCTGGGAAAAGCAGATTCATGGTGCTTGCGAACAGATTATCAATACTGTCGAATCCAAGGACGGAAGCATTGACCGTGAAGAATCCATTGTCAACGATTCTTCCAAGTGCAGTCCGATGGCTTTCAACAAGTATATTAAGAATTATACGTCCCGCGATTACAGTACGCTCGAGCTTGCTTCGGCTATCGTAACGTTCTATAACTCGCTCGCTTAATAATTTTTACATAATTAAAAAAGAGGATTGAAAAATCCTCTTTTTTATTTTCGCTTTCAGAACTTTTACTTGACGTCCATCGCAGTGAGAACTTCGCGGGCATTCTGAAGTTGACCCTTCTTAACAGCAATGTCTTGCTTAATCTGGTCACGCTTCTGGATGAGAGGTTCCTTAATCTTACGATAGAGGTAGAGTCTGTGCTTGGTATCAAGTTTGGCTCCGACTTTCTTAATCAAGAATATAGCATTCTTCAGGTTGGTGAATTCAAGATCTTCATCGTTGAGCTTCTTACCGTTGAATACCAATTCGATAGCAGTCTTAACCTTTTCGATTTCAACAAGCTGGTCATCCTTAAGAGTCTGAATAACGGACATTACAGTCTGCATGACCTTTTCAGTATCATACATCATCTTGCCCGCTGGATTCTTGGACAACGTTACATCGTCGGAATCAGACTGGCCCTGAGTGAAGTCTGGGTCATCTTCATGAGAACCATCATCAATAGGAGACTTCTTATCGTCACCAGTTTCACCTTCGGCTCCAGCGTCTCCGCCTTCGCCACCAGCGTCTCCACCAGCACCGCCACCGGCACCACCAGCTCCGCCAGCACCGCCTGCGGCATCACTGCCAAACGGATCACCACCAGCGTCACCGCCCAAATCATCTCCGCCACCGGCGTCATCTGCAGCAAACGGGTCACCAGCGTCATCACCGCCGCCAGCGTCATCACCGCCGAAATCATCAGCTTCAGTCAAAAACTTCTTATATTCTGTACTGAATGAAAGATTAATCGGGCTAACCGTTTCTTCTAAAATTTCTTTTAAATCTCTCATATTTTCCTTCCTAGAACTTATAAATTGCTTCAATACGTTCCTTGATTATCTCTTTATTTATAGATCGGATATTGGAGCATGTCAAATAGTTGAAGAAAATCCTAGCTGTTTTGGTATTTTTCTTCGTTAAAAGGTCATATAAACCGGCCTTATTTTCGGTTAAAATAAGATTAACCATCAATTCCATGAGGTCTGTAAGTCTGTCCTTGGAGATTTCAACATCTTCATCGACACAGTTCTTAAACATCTTACAGAAATACTTCTCTAAAAATTCGTTTCTATGTGAAATTTTATAATGCACTGAAAAAACCATCCTTATCCCTCTGCTCCTTCATCTTCAAACTTAAAATCTGGCATCTCGGATTCAACGAGTTCGGGCTTTTGTTTATTGTTTAAAATCATGTCTAATGCGTCACGCGAATTAGAACAGAATATATTATTAGTCTGCGTCATATTCGGCAACTTTCCGGCCTTAGAGGACATGCGATTATTCGCAATTCGTTCCTTCTGTTCCATGGAAGCCAACTTGATATTCTCATTAGACTCTGTGATTTGGTAATCCGTAACCTGTTTCTCAAGCTTGATAAGTTCGGAAAGGTTTTCGGTAATAGTCTTAGAAATATTGGCAAAGCTAGCAATAAGTCCAAGGTCGCATCCGAACTTAATCTGTCCGGCAAGCGTCTCAAGAACCATTCTATTCGTTGAAATAAGATCCTGAAGTTCGTTTTTAAGATATTCCTTATCTTCAAGATTATACTTCTGCTGAGCAATACCAGTCTTTACTTCGACAATAGCCTTTTTGGTTTTTTCCTCAGTTTTTTGAATTTCTTCTTTTATATCAAATTTTTCATCTAATCTATCGAATACATCGACGTTCATTTCACTCATTTATTAACATTCCTTTGGCTAGCCCAGGAACCCACGTCTTCTTCGGATAATACTTCGAAAATATATCCGTTTTCTTGACACCATTTTCGTGCAGCCTGCCACTTGCAGTTATTAACTCTTATAACATTGCAACGTTCTTGCCATTGCATCAACGATTTTTGAGTTTTCTTTTTTGGCGGGTCCGGATAGATGACATTTCCGTGCTCGTCGAGTCGTGCTATCTGGCAATTAGGTTTTACCTCGATAGCATATTTTTTAATTCCGTTGTGTATTGTATTTATTTCATAGTAAAAATCGATAAAATACCTATGAATCTTACCGTCCACCTCGGAATAATATTCAATCTTATGAATTTCACTACCCCACTTCAAAACACGCTCACGAAGGTCACACCATTCCATGAGCTTGTATTCCCAGCTTGAACGATATTCAGGAGGTCTAGCAGAAATCTCCCCGTTAACGTTCAAACATTTACTAGGATTTTTAGGGTAGAAAATACCCTGCCGGTAGTTTTTACAAAAGATTGACATATTCTATGTTTATATATAAGGCTAATTTTACCACCCCTGGAACGGGTCGTAATATTTTTTATTGTTGTCCATCGGTCTTTCGTCGTCATATTCGACTTGCGGATTAGGATATTCATAATGCATATCCGTATTATACGGGTCTTTTCCAGACCATGCCGAAGCTAAATTGTTGTCGTTAATCATCAATGGATCTTCGTAGTTAAACTGTGCATTAAGCGCCGAAGGCGCGACCCGGTAAATGGGGTCATTTCTATCAGACAATGTTGGCGAATCGGCCGAAATTGTCCATTTATTATCCTTATAAACCTTCAAAGTAAACGTATATGTATGAGGTTTCAAACCGAAAGCCTCTTCATAGTATTTTACGTCTCGAATTTCATAAAAATAATCGTTTGCGGGGATATAAATTATATCACCGATAGAAGGCGGTTGCGGTTCATATACTTCAGGCGTGTTCTTATCTACTCCGCCGTATGTAGAGAAATAATTGAATGCGTCGATACTTGCAAACATCTTTACAGTATCATCACCCCAAATACCTTCAAGCTGGTAAATTCTGACATTAGACGGAAGCGACTGTATATAACCATTAAAGTACCAACTACGTAGTATATAACGCAGCTGGTCTTCACCATAGAGCTTGTCACGCTTCAAATCTTCAGTGACTCGGTAGTAGACACACTTTAAACCATAAAGGTCATAGGCGTCGTTTATTGCGGAATCAACCGTGTCCTTTTCGTTATCACAGACGATATTACCGCCTTCACTCAAAGGGGCGGTAATACTCTTCATCGTATTACAAAGCCAAGAATATGCGGAAATATCAGTATTTGCCATACCTTATTTATACGGTCAAAGAAAGGCCTGAAAATGTAATAGTCCCGTTGAACATTCCTTCAGGAACAGGAACACCAACATAATCAATAGTTACCGCACCAATAAATGTCCACACCTGTTCGAAAAATATATCAAGCGTAGCATACCATTCTTCAAGTGTTGCACGTCTCGTATTATCCATGTAATCCTGAAATGCCTTACCGAATTCATCAAATCGCGCAATAGGTTTCAAAAGACCAGAAACGATTGTCTTTGGAAAAGTAGAACCAATAGGCTTTATATCAATACTGATAACGGATTTAAAAAACATTTTTTCAATGGCTTTTGTTAATCCAATGTAAAAGAAGTTTTTCTGCAATAAGATATTTAATTCACGACGATTTATCGGCTTAAATGCGAAAGAATTTACAGTTCCCAAAGGACCAACAACTGGAACTGTCGTACCTGCTGCATAAGTCGTAATAGCACCGGAAACCATGAAACACGGTTCTGTCATGTGCGATTGAAATACTTCACTAAAATAGGTATTACATGCCATCAAAATGGCAGTTTGTGATTGTTCTGCACTTGTGCTTCCAACCAAATACTGTTTTAGTATAGTTCCAAATCCTCTATGCATTATTTAACCGTTATAATTCCATTTCTTGACCATTCAATACGAATAGTTCCAACATTTCCAAAAGATGTATGAAGTTCCGTATATGTTACGGGAACAATATCATCAGCCTGGTCCATGTGATATGCAATAATAATTGCTGCTGTCTTAGACGTAAGATTCTTCACAGTATAATCATTCGGAGCCGATGTCATTTCAGTCATGCTTCCAATCATTTTTGTTTCTTGCATTGTATGCAACAAATATTCTTCACGGTCATAATGTTCGTTAAAAGTATAATTTGCGTCCCAATAAGCTGGGTCAAAATCCGGATGTTCCTTTTTAATTACATCGAGCGGATTACCACGTTCTGTCTTTAAACGAATTGGCGAATAATTTGCTGTGACAAAGTTATAGTCGTCTTTTACATAAGAATTAAACTTATCCTGCATTTTATTAGAAAACAAACAAGCTGAAAGAGGAATATCGTAGATGCTTTCAAAACTCGTTGTTTCTTCTTCCATAGTGTCCATATCAAAAGTAAGGAAAGTAACAGTCTTCAAACATCCAATATCAGAAGTTACGTATTCCTTCATTTTACTCCAGGTCCATTTTCTGGAATTAGTAATACCAGGAATTACACCGCATGTATAGATATGATACTTACCCGGTTCAAATTTATAAATCGATGGAATCTTAGTACTCGTAGTTGTCAACCTATCGAGATAATCTCTAAATACAATAGCCTTGGCAGGACTCATTTTAATATCCTTGCCATAGCTATCGATTACTCGGCTCGCATCAAATGCTACTAATTCTGTACTCATTATTCAATCTCCAAAATTAAACCGCCACTTGCTCCAGAAACATTACACGGCATTGACCAGGACTGTGTACCGTCACATTCACCCATGCCAATATTTATATACATGACATTATGTCCACGAGTATCAGTTACATACAAACCGTCCAAATCATCACAAATAATACCACTTGCAGCCGTGATGTAAGAATCAACTCTGAGGTTTTCAAGAAGACACTTTTCAGAGAACATTGCACCAAGGTGTAACGTACTACCGTCATAACGAACTTCGTCATTCATGCCATTATAATACTTACTTTCCGTTCCACGGTAGTTCGGAGTATTCAACGGATCCATAAACCAGAAACCATATTTGTCATTTCTTTCATCAATTTCAACTCTATGCTTGAACCATGTAAATGTACCATCTACAACTTTCTTAGAGAAATTGTATTTGAACTTGTCTGTTCCACCATAAGTATCAGCCTTATCAGCCTTAATACTATTACCCTTGACACCAATGTAAATTATATTAGTCGGGTCATTCTTTACATGATCGCTCATACGTGTAACCATAGTATCAGTTTTGAGATACTTAAATGGTTCGGTTGAAAGTACCGGAGAATTCGAAATTGCTGGGTCACTCCACACAGGCGTATAGTGAGAATGGAACTCGCCAACACTATTCGGATTATAACGATAACGGTCAATAATACAAAGTTCAGATTCCGGCAAGAATCCACTATACTGTGAATACCAAAGAACGTTATTACTTCCGAAATACATCATAGGTGCAAGCACCTTATTCTGAGTATAATGACCACCACGAACAAGCTGGTCATTCGAAGACTGCTTTGCAAATCCTAATCTTGATGTATTGCTAACTTCAGCATACTTAGTCTGAGAACCGAAACGACCATAACCATTTCCGTCATAGACCATGTGACCATAAGTTTCATCATCTTCATAATGGCCATAAGTAGCATTGTTAATCTTGACTTGACCCATATCGAACAAGTGGTCAAGCAAATAACCAGTAGTCTTACCACGAGTTTCAGTTTCGCTATTATCAAGAGCGAATCCGTTAACAGAAAGACACTGTGCAGAAGTTTCATCACGGTTGATTACACCAGCAATACCCGGAAGGTCAACACAAAGGTTAACAGACCAGAAGTTCGGGTCATTTGTAGGTGCTGCAAAATTCTGGTCCATAGTGAACATACCGACACGCTTGTAAACTGCTGAAGCTTCAGTATCGCCATAGTTAGGAATATTAGAAAGAGGCGATTCAAGAATCGACGGAATAGCAATATAAGTCGGTTTGATTTCAGCAATGAACGGCAATGCGATACCAAACGCATAAGAAGGTTCAATCTTACCCGTATCTTCTGTAAACTGTATATCCTTATTGGACAGATACATTGGTCCATAATAACGGAATGGGAATATATCGTTATTATCATTATCAGATTCATGATAAATACAGTTAATATTCGTAAAATGAATATACGGATATTTAGCACCTTCAACAAAATTCGTGGTATTATACTTATCGCTGATATTACAGGAGTTATATTCACAAACTGCTGCAAATGGCGCGAATCTATTATCGAAAGAAAAGTCATGCAAATCCGGTAAAGCAAACGGCTGGTATGCATACATCAAGCTACGATTATACAAACCGACACGCATACCTGCGGAAATCGGGAAACCTGCGGCGTCAACATTGTAGCCATAAGTATTACCGCTATAATCCATGGATTTTACATGAACAATACCTGTACCTGAAACATCGAAAAAGCCATTTTTATTACCGATAGCACTGAGGTTAGCTGGATTAAAGAAACATCCAGTATTTCCCGAGTATTGAATATCAAATGCGGTAATATTAACTACCTGACCAAGGTCTTCGATTCGACCCGCATCATAAGCACGTTGGTTGACATAGTAATCAAATTTGGTCTTATGAGTATTGTACAAATATGCGGAAATATTACTCATTGTCTGTTCAGTACCAAGTACAAGAGAACCGAACATTGCACCAATATTCTTGATAGATTTCAACTCAATATTATAGTTCTTACAACCGTTGAACGTATAGTGTTCAAGCATGTAAGAAACAACTGGCTTCAAACCATCTGGTTTTTCATAGTTTGCAATAAAGCATTCATTAGCTGCCTTATTACTGAAATAATTACCACCAATCTTTTCCGAATTCAAAATATGCGGAATCTTCATGGTATACACTTCATATTTCGGTTGGAGACCACCAACTTCACGCATAAACGTCAATTCAATGTCCATGGCACCAATGATATTGAATGTATTATAACTGTAATTATTATTTCCATAAATTCCCATCATGTTCAAATAATTACGTTCTTTATTGGAAGGAATATTTATTTCATTCTTGTATTCAAGTATGAAACCACCAATACTACAAGAAACAAGTTTAGTATCAGAAATAAGATAACCAGAAGTATCTACATACTTATATGCGTTAACATCGCCGCTCAAAGATACACATGAACCAATATTCATGCCGCCACCGTTATAGGTACGTTGTGGATTCATGTTATATACGGCAAACTGACTACCACCGGCATAATTGATACCGGAAACGAAACCGATATTATTAAGTTCGCAAATCTTGAGTGTCTTACCGACGTCACCATTCGGATAGTCTCTACTAGCTTCAAGTACATATTTAAAATCGTTTTCCAGCGATTCTTCATGGCCATAATTACCGTACAAATAAACAATACCTGTACAGTTCGGATCTACCAAACCGATAGGCTGATTTATCGTTTCAAAGTTAATCAATGCAAGTTCATCAGCATAACTAAATTTAAGTCCGGAATATGACGAAGTAGTATTAACAGCTGTGACTTCACCCGAGAAGCTAGACGAATTCAATAATTCGTTAAGCATCAATTCACCAGGCATAAACTTGGTGTTTTCGTTAATATCAGGAATGTAGTATGCAGAATACGAAGAATACGATTTGTCAGTAAGCGGATTATTTGCCGGAGCACCAATCATTCCATAACGATACATCACGTGTTTATATGCGGATTGCGACATAGTAAACACGTGTGTCATCGAACCGTCAACGATTTCCTTACAACCATTCAAATTAAGTCTTATAACAGAAGTATCACCCCAGTCCCAAGTACCATCGCCCAACGTACCGCCAAATTTATTATAATACTTATAATACTTTTGAGGCGCCATTGCGGTTGTATTAAAGAAATCCAGGTTAAGTACACTGTAACCGCCGCCGTGGTTTTCCCAGAAACAGTTTCCAGCAATATTATCAGATACGAGAGTAAATGTACCTGTATCATTGCCGAAGGAAGTAATCATATCACCATCGTCAGAAATATATCTCTGACGTTTCTCACTAATATCTGCTGCAGTAAGGTTAACACAAACGTTATTAATTGTTTTATAATCTGCGGCCTGCTTACCTGCAATACCGCCCAAGAAACCTACATAAGTTCCAGAAGTATAAGCAGAAGCATTCATTGCAATATTGGCAACGTTACCTTCATTACAACCAATCAGCAAACCGGTATTATAAGATACACGGTTGAACTGGTGCATTTTCACTGCTCTATCCAAATACTGTGTAGCAGAAATTTCATAATTGAAAATTCTCGTACCCGCAGCAGGATCACCACTCGGTGTAGACGATACCTTAAACATAGAAAGTTCAGAGCACCAGTCACCTTGTTTATCGGCAAGGAGTGCATTGGTATCAAACATCGCATTGATGTTATAAAATAATGTATGACCAGTTACTTCATACAAGTCCTTATTATTTGCAGCGGATGGATAAGCCCATTCAGCACAAGAGCTATTATCGTACGGATAGAAATAATTTACAGTCGCAGCGTCGCCTACTACTGAAATATCGCCGGCATACATACCGTTTGATTTCCAATAGCCTCTATTAATTCCGCTCATTGCTAAAGAACCGAAAACGCCTTCACCGAAATAACCGATATATGGCACAATATTTGACATAGAGTTTATGCACAAATAATCCGGATAATATCTATTAGCGTCAGGATTATCAAATGCATTACCGTCGTCATCTGTCTTATTACGAACTGGATATGCACCAGGAATAAAGTCAGTAATTGTAACGCTACCCTGGAAAAGAACGTCACTGATTAAACCGTTATTCTTACCACAAAGAAAACCGGCATTTACGTCACATGCATCATCGGTCATGTGGTCAATGCTTATCTTCTTATTGCACTTCAAGAGGTTATGACCTTTAATTCTTATAGTGCTGATAATACCAGAAGTACCAAGATAACCAATAATACCGCTGCTATTGGCATTACATTCGAGAGCAATATTTTCAATAATATAGCCGTTACCGTAGAAAATACCTTCATACGGTCTATCTACGTACATACCGATACTGAAATCGATATGCTTATAACTATTTTCTTCAGCTTTTCCATAACCAAGGTTGTCACCGAGAACGATATTGATAAAGTTATTATAAACTGGGGATTTTGAACCGCCGATAATACCATTAACCTTATCTGCACACCATTTCAATTCTTCTGCAGTTTCTACATAATAGAAACCTCTAGCCTTCATAATTGGAAGGGTAGTTTCCGGATCCACTTCACCGGTATCGTATAATCTTCTGAAAGAACTATTTTCGTCAAAGAAAATAGCATAAAGATGTGGCTGGTTTGGATATTTTTCATTGAATTCGTCCCAGTTATCCATGTCAACATAAGTCGGACGTTCGGCTTGGACCGTAGACGTACTGACCTTATAAGTATACTTGACAGCCTGAGCATGAGAAGTATACTTATTAAGTGCCATACCTTTTCTTGCGATAGTTGGATCATTCACAAATACATATCTTTCCACATCTGCAAGTGTACCAAGCTTCGGAAGAATATCTTTCAAATCTTCGCCAAAACTTTTATTAACAAGATGAAATGTCCAAACATCTTTGTCATCCAATCCACCTTTTAAAAGATAATTCTTGTATGTATTAAAAATAAATGAATCCATATTACCACTTCTTTGCAGCGTCGACATTTTCTCCAGAAACAGAAGTAATCACGACTGGACGATTTGTCTCTACACTCATTTTGAATCTTTCAGTATTATTATTATTTATTTGTTCAAATGCATAGCCAAATTCCAATGCAGCATTCGAAACCAATCCGCTTTCATTACTATCCTGGTCTTTTTCCAATTTATATTCTTTCAACCAATGCTGGTCAATAGTCTTATCCAAGCCTTTACCGAAATAGCCTTGGCATACTTCGTTAATAAACTTATCGGCATACTGAACGCTATTATAAACGTTATCACCCGGACCACCAATCAAACGATTCTTACCGCCCCAATGCAACTGGGAAGCAAGTAGAATATCGCCGGTCGGTAATCTGTAAACCGCAGGGTTTCCAATACTTAAACCTTCTCTGAGGTTAGAAGTTGCTGCATCGCTAATAGTAGGCATTGTAGCAATGAATACCTTATAACCGCCCCAGAAAGTAGAATCGTAATTTTCAATATGCTTAGTACGGTCAAAACCATAATTAAGAGCGGTCAAGATACCATTCGCAACGGTGTTGCAATAATTCTGGTCCTGATAAGAACCATACATAACGATTCCGCCAGCAGGAAGAGTATAAGTACCGTTACTTTCCATGAATGTATAAGTATTTACGTTCCACGGTGGCATTTCAATAGTATTAGCGTTCTTATGTTTTTGATAAACGTTAAATGCATACATTGCCAACATAGCGCCAGGACCACCAAGCATTGAGAAACCGACAACACCAAGTGCGGTAGCCGCAACGTTATTCGCAAATGAACCTGTTGCAACAATACCGTTCATAAGACCAGGCAAGAACATACTCAAAACATAGTCAATATCTCTAGGTTCGCTAAGCGCTGCCATATTAGCGGCAATCAAAGGTAAAATACGCAATTCGCCTACTTTCAATTCTCCAGTAGTCGTATCATTGTTTACGCTGAAAAGAACTGTCGGATATGTAGTGTAATGAATTCCGTCAACTGTTGCAGAAACGAAATCTTCCTGTACACTGTAATCGTAATTAAAATATGCGTCAGGGTCAGTAGCATTTGCTGGATGCAACATACTCATAACAGTAAGAAGCATTCTATAATTCTTTATCTTCCAAACATCATAAGAGAATCTTTCAGTGCTGCCGCCATGTGGCATTGTCCAATAATCACGCATGCCCTTATAGAACATCATCTGAATATCGACATAGCTCATATATACCGGCGCGGAAGTCTTACCGTTAATTGTAACAATATCAGGATGACCTTCTGGCAAATCCTGGTTAGACCAGTTATTCTCCAAGAGAGTAGCTTGACCAGTAATCGGATCTTTTTTGTAGAAATAAACAGCAAATACCTTTTCCATTGCAAAGGCATTCAAAAGAATATGGTTATAAACTTCGCCACGATAATCAAGCGGAGTCATGATATTTTCATTGCCATACTTATTGATAAAATCCTGAGTTATGGCCTTATTTGTAAGTCCGTCTTTATAAGTATTCTTCCAATGTGCTACACGGTCCAAGTCATTATATGACTGACACTGGCTTTCCTTTTTCCAAACTAGATGTCCATTTTCATCAGAAGTAAAGTTATGGAAAGTACAAGAGTATGAAGTTCCCTTATCGCAAGCATTGAATTTATGGCCTTGACACCATGGATGACCATGTTCAAGAATAAGTTTATAAGAATCAGTAGCTGCAAAATCGCTTCTGAACCTAATATCGACAAGAAATGCTTCACCGTCAGCATTTATCGTCATTTTTCTATTGGCGTCTTCATATTCAGAAAAAGATTCAATATGACGAGGCGTAGACCAACGAATAGTCTGGAAATTATTATCCGAGTTTACGGAAAATTTTTCAGTCTTCTTTAACACGAAGCCATGATTTACAGTCAACGGGCCATTACTGAAAGCCCATTTACTTGGAGTATCTTTCATAGCTCCGCGATGCATTACAATAGCTTCACCGCGTTGTAATTTATTGAAAATAATCGTATTTTGTACAGGTGCGAATTTCTCGTTCCAGTCAGCATAAAAACTGTAAATTGCCGGAACCCATTTATTCAAACCATTCCATACATGAAGATAAAAGGAATTCAAATACGGGAAATTAACACAGTCCGATTTATAAACGCACCAGTTATGCAAATCTTCACACCACCAGTAAAGATTCTTATAAAAAACATCAGTATCTTCGGCAAGCTCAGATTTCTGAACCATACCATTTGTCACGTTTCTGTCATTATTGAACACACGTGTATCTTCTTTATAATAGTCATACGGTGCAATCCATCCTTTTTCAGAAGTTGCATCATTAGGGTCCGTAAGTCTATCATCCCTTGGTGTCTGAGGGTCTGCGGTCTTAGCTTTTGTTCTTAAAACCGAATCCTTATAAAAACCTGGAAATGTATCAGTTTTTCCAGGAAGCAGACGTTTAAATTGATGTTCATAGTATTCTATACTATTCATTACCTTTTCTTCAGCCATGCTATATTTATAAAACCGATATTTCTATAAATATAGTATGAACGAAGAAATGAATACTGAAGGTTTTATTGGAGATCCGATTCAGGTTCCGCCGCCGAATTTCCCAGGTCCGGGTCCTTTTCCGCCGCATCCTGGTCCATTCCCGCCACCTCCTCCAGGACCTTTCCCGCCTCCTTCTGGAAGGCTAACTCCACCTCCGAACGCTCATACTGGTTCGGTTCCTATGCCGCCATATCCTGGTCCGTGTCAGAACGACCCGGTTCTTGAAGCTACTACTATCCAGAATATTGCAATGCTTCGAAACTACATCAAGCTCATGCTCGGTAGTCCGGTTATCTGCGTCGAAATTTCTGATGAACAGTTGAACTACATTATTGGCGACTGTATTCGTTACATTCAGAGATATTATTTCAGACAGGGCAATTACCGTGATTACCTGGTTCTTGACCTTATTCCTGGTTGTACACACTATAAGATTTGTCAGGAATTGGAATCCGTCGTTGACTTCGCTACTGCTAACTGGCTCGGCGACATTAACGAACTTTTCACGCTCCCGCATAACGCACTTTACGATTCAGTTATGAGTATGAACGCTTCCTCGATTTTCCGTGGTTCCTGCTACGGTAACAGTGCTGGTTTCGGTGATGTTCTCGGAAGCTGGAACGCTGCTCTCCAATGGCTTGAACAAGCTAAGATGGAATTCGGTGAATCCTATCAAGTTCGTTACAACGAGAAAGAAAAGGAACTTTCTGTTTGGCCGACTCCGCGTCATCCGTGTAAGGGAATCATGGAAGTCTACAAGAAACAGAAATCTGTAAAAATCTTTAACGACATTATGTTCCGTAAATTGGTCGTAGCCCGTGCAGGTATGGTCTGGGCAAACGCACTTAGAAAATATACCTTGACTATCGCCGGTGGCGGTCAGTTGAACGGCGACTCGCTCTATGCCAGCTATAAAGAGGAATACGACTACTGTCTCGAAAACATCCGTCTCGAATCCCCGAACGGAGAATTCTGGATCTCGTAATTCTGAATATACATCCAAAATTAGAAAAAACCTGGAAAAACTTCCAGGTTTTATTCTTTTTTAATAAAAATCCAAATATAAATGTTATTTTTATTTTGCGCAATAAAAATTTTTACTTATATTTGAATAAAAATTTTTACATAGAAGACCAAAGTAACAGTAACGAACGTCAATCCAATGAGTGTATCGGCAATGTCTTTGGCCGTTTAGGATTATAAGGTGTAAATCCTACACTATGATCGGGCAGAAGCCGTGACCAGTTAGAAGCTAATGGCCGTAACCGATAACGTTTCACCACTGAAGTATTTATAGCACTAAATACATATAGCCGCCATCGGTTGTATTGAATGTAGCTCGGAGTACAGGATGACCAGCCCGATAAGTCAATACGTAAATCCTCTTACTGTAAAAAGTACAGAAACCTGGCTAAGGCTTACTGTACAAAAAATTTAAAAATTATATGAAATAAAACATCCAGGCAACGCCTGATAGGGTGCTTCGCACCCATAAAACGCTGGCTTGCCAGCTGTGGGCGCATGCGCCCGTTAACTGATGTTTTATAAATATAGATATGGGTGTATACGATTTAACTACTAAAATGGGTAGACCTACTCGTGGAAATCTTAGATCTATCTGGGATAATGACTTTTATAATCAACCTCCTGCTCTTGAATGGACCTTCAAGGCTGTTTTTAACGATTTTATAAATTTCAAATCCGAAAGTGTAGTATTAACTGAAAACGATATGGAATTACTCAACAAGGCAGTAGTTTCAATAAACATTCCAGACAGGAAGATAAATACGGCAGACCTTTATTACGGCGGTCTAAATTTTAAAATTCCAACACGTGCAGAAAATGCTGGTACAATCACAGTTAAATTCAACGAAGATAGTTTGTATCACGTAACTACAATCCTTGAAAAGATTTATCACATTCAGGGTTTGAACAAATTCTATTATTTTTCAGACAGTGTACCGAATAATGCGGCACCTTATTCATACGGTGCAGATAACAACACCAAAGGTGAAACGTTAACGAAAGGTGCAGAATCCATTAATTCCAAGGCAGTAAATATCAATACTAAACCTGGAATTATTTCCGTAAAAATATTTAACCAGTTCAAAGATCCTGCAACTAATTCGATGGGTCTTAATGACGGTGACAAGGGTGATTATTTTAAGCAATACAAGTTTTACGAGTGCAAGCTAGTTTCTGTTCCGAGTATCACCTATAACTACGAAGGTGAAGGAACTATCACCCGCGATGCAATATTTACGTATAACTGGATGGAATTCAACACGAAGTATAATGAACACACATTCTAGGAATAACTTATGCCAAATAGTATTTTTATAAATGAAAACTTTTTCAACATGTCAGATCCGCAACCTGGCTGGTTATTCCATGTATTCTTTTATAAGACAACAGGTACGTCTAAAATCGATGACGACCACCTTATTGCAGAAACAGCAACGTTGCCGAAGTTTGAAACCACTACTGTTACAAAAAAGTATTTCGGTTCCGAGAAAACTTTCCCTATTGTAAGAAATTACGGAACAGACATCAGTTTCAGGTTTACAGTACGTGCTGAACCAAGCGATAATAATCAGTTATACAGTATCGCCCAGATTAATTCCCGTTGTCTTAAAGACTTAATGGCTTCTGACGGTGTTAACTATAACAAGTCTACGATTTATCCGGTTCACCCTGAACATGAAATCTATTCGTCAAGAGTAGGTACGAAAGAATATATAACCATTGATAAAATCATAGTCATGTTGAAGGACAGAACTGGCGAAGCAAACCAGTCCAGTAACTTTAATGGAGAATTCCATTTTGAAAACTGTGTTCTTAAGAATCTTGACTTCGAAAGCGATCTTGACTACAATAACGAAGATGTCGTAAAATGTAAGTTGACTTTCCACTCTGACATCTGGACTTACCATATCAATAAGCGTGAACCGAGCGGAAATCTCAAGATTGTTCCGCAGAAGAAGTCGTTCGATAACGGCGCTTTCGCTTTGGCAAGAACTCCAAATGATTTCTAATTACCAACCCTGGAACGGGTCGTAATATTTTTTATTATTGTCCATCGGACGTTCATCATCGTATTCTACTGACGGTTCAGGATATTTGTATTCGACATGGCTATTGACGTTATCCTTGGGCTTATCTTCGGCAGTCTTATCCTTAGGCAAATCCTTGTTAATTTCAAGAATATCGCTGTCAGGTCCGACTTTTGATGTCGGATGACCGGTAGAAGTTTTATCGTCAATATCGAATATCTCGTCTAGTTCGCTGAATGTTCTCATCTTATCCATATTGTCCTCGTTAAGGTTGTCAATATCGACATTCTGGTGTGTATTTCTCCAGATTCTCAACGTGAATGTATAGGTAATCGGACTGGAAAGGAATGACGTTCCTTCGGCGAAAGTTTTTACGTTGATGACCTCATAGAAAAGGTCAGAATACTCGAGATAAATTATATCTCCGATTTTTGGAACTTCCGAATTATACTTTATCTGGTTCGTTCCGTATTCATATCTCGAAGCTTCCATGAAATGTTGGATTGTACACATACAGGTGATGACTTCTTCATAAGTCATACCCTGAAGAGTATAGGTCTTCTGATATGCCGGCAACTGTTCCGCATACATTTTCAGTGTGAATCTTCTTCTTACATTCTCGAGAGGATCTTCACCGTAAAGTCTGTCCTGTTTAGTAGAAATATCCTTGATATAATACTGGACTTCGAAACCGAAATTACCGAAAGCTTCGGAAGTTAAAGATGACATGAGTGCAGCTTCTGCAGCATAACAGTCGTTATTCTGACTATCAAAAAATTTAGGAGCTGTCCAGTCCTTATTTCTGATTGAACAACTGCCACTTTTAAACAATTTCATGAATTCTGCAGCGTAGTCTCTTGCCATAACATATTTATAAATATATGTAGAGGTTTAAAATGACTAGAAAATACATTATTGAAGCAACCATGCCGTGGAAGGAAAGACTTCAGAAGTTTGCGCTCGCGAAGCCTGAATTCGGTAAGAAGATTGCATTGCAGATTGTCGGATTGCTTTCCGACCAACTAGCCGAAGATTTTTATGTTGACTACTGTCTTGTTAATGACTTGTCGCCTGAACTCGACGACGATGACAATACGAAGGACAGACTTATTCGTTTCATTACCAAGGATGTTTTCCTTACCGAGGATATTCTCCCGTCGCTTATCCAGTATGTAGACGATGACGTTATCGAAACCGTTGTCGACTATTATGGTTATCGCAAGATGATGGAATCCGTAATGATTGAAGGAAAAGTCGGACGTACTCTTGGAGCCGCAGCAATCGTAGCCAGTAGCTTGTTTGGAAAAGCCCAGGCTGCTGAACCTGTTTCCGTAGACGTTCTTCCTAAGAATATCCAGGTTGAATATTCTATCGACCAGGACCAACTTGACGCTCAGGCCATTAACGACCTCAGCAAGAAGATTAAGACACAGAT